TCACTTTATTCCATACATTCTTATCAGTTCTTCTATCGTAACCGAAATACCTATAGACTCCAGAAGTTCTTTCCGATCATCATAGAGCTTTTCGATAAGAGCCTTTGCATCTCGGCCATAATGAATTTCGTTATGACAATTACTACAGAGTGACACAATATTCTCTTCTCTATCTAAAGAAACATCAAAGTTGTCCGAGAATGACATTGGAACCAAGTGGTGTGGTTCTGTGTAAGGCTTATCTGATTTCTTTCTAATGAATGTAGGATGATCCTCATCCACTTCACATTTGAAATGTGCATGAGCCAAAGCATTAACTGCCGTCTGACGATCTCTAGGATAGGTTTTATGCCCATTTGTAAAGATTGGAGCAGGCTTCTTTTTCTTCCCCCCTGTGTATTCGAAATCCTCTGCAGCATCGGACATTGTTGACTGCTTTAAGTCGGATATAAGATGTTCATCCTCTTCTTCATTCAGTCCAATTAAATCTAATTCTGGATATACCTTTACTAACGCTTTTGCAAGATCCGGTCTGATCTTCCATTCGAAAAGCCCATCCTCTCTTGTTCTGCCCCAGAACGGGATTCTCCACCATACGCGGGAACCATCATCACCAATAACCGGATCGAGATTCATTGCTTTCGAAATACGTTTTGCAAGGCTTACAACTGGAGTTATATATGAACTTGAATGCACCCCTTCCTTTATTGATAAATCATAAAGAGTCGTGGCATGATTATCCTCCAGGTAGATTTTCTTTAACAGCTCGATATCGGATTCAAGGAAAACACTACTATCGTTGAGAAGTTCAACCCATTCGGATTGTTTAATCTTTATGCTGGTTGCATACTTTTTCGGATAGTCTCGATCTCTCTGAGCCTGCACTTCCTTTGCATTCTTAATCTCATCAAGAGGCCTGCCATAAGTCGAATACAGGAACTTGTCGAATTGGAACATAGAAAGGTCTTTCAATTTTGGAATCGAGTTCTTCCATTCAACTAAGCGGTTTTGTTTATCAAGTACGTCGGCATCATCTGATATATCAAGAGATAGCTTTGATAAGAAATAATCCAAATGTTCATCGATAAAGATGGCTAGGAACTTTTGCGGATAGTACGTGGATAGAATCTTCCCTCTAAACATTGGCCAAAGCTCGCATTCACGTATCGCTGTATAGTCTTCCGTTTCACCGGCCATGATTAAGTATACGATCTGCTCCTTGATCAGTTCTAACGCTTTCTCTGGATCCTCACCGAACTTCTTTTGAATCCTATATTTCCCGGAGGTGTCGCTGCCGCTCTTCCCGTAATACATCCCAAATTTATATGCAAATGCACCGTGAATATCACCAAGCTCGCGAAGTTCCTCTTCGATACGATAACAGAAGGAGTCGTTAGTCCCCTTTCCAATAACGTACTGATCAACTGATAACCCTAAAATAGAATCGATAGTATAATCTTCAATAAACTTCTTACGGAGAGCCTCGTTCTTTTTCTCAGACTCCTCATACTCTTCTATATGCAGGAAGAATTCATCGATCTGATTATTAAGGGCCTCGTCCGGCTTATCCTGAATCAGGTCTTCTAATTCCATGTCTACAGAGTTATTTGGGGCCGTATCAAAGCTCACCGTGTATTCGTTTTCCGCTTTTTTATCAAAAGATAAGCTCGGATAATTATCAGGAGTGAAATATTCTATAAACAGATCTGCCAGGTCCTGATGCCAGAAAACACGGATTCTTTGAAGCTCATGGATCTCTCTTTGCAGATATGCCTCATACTCTTTGTCATTATAAAGCAGCTTAATCTCTTTCTTCGCACCTGCTGAAAGATCTTCAACGCCAAAGAACCAGTATATTTCTCGCGGCACACCAGATCCACGGTATTCAAAGAATGACTTGTCACAATGCTTTACAGCAATATTCTCACTTTTTATCGTCCATGAATCGTATTTGCCGACTGCATGAGTGCTTCCAGAAGCTGTTCCTTTTGATGCTGTTGTGCCCTCATCATCCGTTTTCGTTATCGGTTCTTCATGGATAGCTATAATCTCCTTATCGTTTTTGGCCCACTGATCCCATGTTCTGGCAGCCTTGCCCCACTCTATTACCAGTTTCCCCTTATACTGGTCCAGAGAATGAATCGGCTCAAGGTCAAAGTAGCTATATTGCCCGTTAAACATTTCTGGTACCGGGAACCCGTCTGGCATTACGTCTGGTGTGTTTGGATGATCCCCGGTCACGTGATAGCACCCATCAAAGATAGCAGTAGTTCCTTCGCCACTGATGAAAACGACCCATGTATCCGCTCCCTTGAAGTTGTCTTTTCTTTGTATACGTGTGTATTCAAACTCGAAGCCCTTTTCCAAGCACTTGTTGAATCCCGGATCTGACTTAGCGTGTCTGATCAGTTTTGTTCTTTCGAGATCGATACCAGATTTCTGCAGCAGAGAATTCAAAGATGTATGCTGCTTCAGATCCTCGTCTTTCGAGGAGCCTTCATCACTATTATCATCACCGTAAATGTTAAAGTCGTTTGGGACAATCGTAAGAAATCCATTATCAAAGGCATCGGCCATGAACATCCGCTCTTCTTTCCCAAAGCGTACTACGATATAGCCGTCCTCTCGAATATTAGTGATGATCCCTTTACCGTACTTTTTGTGCTCAACAACTTGAACATTCGTATCGAGGTATTCCGCTATACCAGGAAGTACCCAAACAAAGGAATGTGCATCGATCGCAGTGAAATCTTTATTGATACGGTCACGCAGAAAGCTCTGTATTTCACTAATCCAAGAGTTGTACTCCTGATATTTATCCCAGGTACAATTGCCTTCCAGATTTGAGTCAAGATCCAAGACCTGAAACTTTTCATCAAACATGCGTGACCTGATCGGCATATACCGTTCGCAATCTTTCAGGAAGAATAGAAGCCCTAAGATATCAAAATTGCCACCCACAGCATCAATAACTGCTTGAAACGCCGCGGGATCATCATCGCCTTTATAAAGCAATGATAATGCATCTTCAAGCTGCTCCGGACCATCTGCTTTGATTCGATCTTCTATGGTCTTTTTCTGATGATAGCTGGCGAGGTTTCCGCCCGGCATAACCTCAAGTAAAGTATCCACAAAAGAATCCGTAGTCATCAATCTTTCATGATACTTCTCATAGATGCCGTATTTATAACCCTCGTCTTTTGTGAGTCTTAATACAGTTCCCTCTAGCGTTTCTCTTGGATCAACGCCATGAGTAGCAATTTCATATATGATATATGCGTCAGCCAGCTCGCGTAATCTGCTGGTGTTTATAGATTCAGACATGGTAATTCCTCATTCAAAAATAGGGATTGGATACCCCTGTTGATACCTATATTTTACACCATATATGATAATTCTTAAACTGAAATTGTTTTCACGGTTCCGTCCAATAACTCAACTGTAATGGTCCGCTCGTTTATGATCATGCTTTCCAGAATCATCTGTGTCAGCTCATCGACCTGCCGCTGTATCTTGCCTTCTGAAGTCAGCTCTATCATCTGCTTGGCCCGAAATCTTGTTAAAGGATCTCCTTCCTTTATCTGCTTTTCCCATTTTGAAAGAAACGCATCGCGCTGATCAATGATACTGTTCCAGGTAATGACCATGGCCCTATCTAACACGCGCTCCTCTACTTTTCTGCTTTTACATGATCCATGTCTATGATGAATGGAGTTTTTGCATTGCCACATCCTAATGTCACGTCCTGTCCAAACATGGCGATTAAAGCGATCGCCGCACGCACCGCAGAAGACTTTTGACATATAAGGACCATTCTTTCCATATCCATAACCATGCAGTTTATGGTCCTTCACGAAACGATCTCGCCTATCAAGTTCCATCTGGACAACTTCCCATGTTTCAGGATCTATGATTGCCGGGTGCGAGTCCGTCACATAATACTGCTCAACCTGACCGGTATTCTTAGCTGTCCTCTTTGTCAGAAAATCAACCGTATATGTTTTTTGCAGGAGAGAATCTCCTTTAAATTTCTCATTGCGGAGCATTCCCGTAATAATGCTCGGATGCCAGGCCGGTCTGCCCTTTACCCCATTAACACCTTCATCGTTTAGAATCATTGCAATGTGCGATGGCGTAAAACCTTCCAAAAACATTTTATAAATGCGTTTCACGATTTCGGCCTGCTCTGGGTCAATAACGAAATCACCATCCTCGCCTTTTGCGTATCCCATGATTCCGCTGGCGTTCAAATGACTGATACCTTTTTTGAATTTGCTGCGAATCCCCCACTGGCTGTTCTCCGAGATATTTCTCGATTCCTCCTGGGCCAATGAGCTTAGAATCGTAAAAAGTAGCTCCCCGCTAGCATCCAGGGTGTTGATGTTCTCTTTCTCGAAATACACGCCAATCCCCATATTCTTGAGAAGCCTGGAGTAATGAAGACAGTCCTGCGTGTTCCTTGCAAACCTGGATATCGACTTAGTAATTATCAGATCGATCTTTCCTGCTTTGCAGTCCTCTATCATTCTTTTGAACTCATCTCTTTTCTTAAGCGATGTTCCAGATATACCTTCATCGCCATAAACCTCCACCATTTCATAATCAGGATTCTTTTCGGTATATTTCGTGTAATAATCCACCTGATTTTCAAAGCTGTGAAGCTGTTCTTCCATATCCGTAGATACCCTGCAGTACGCAGCTACTCTTACTTTTCCTGCCGAACCTCTCTTCTCACTATTTAACTTGGTCTGGCTTGCTGGTATAACCGTAATGTTCTTTGCCATCGATAATCTCCTTTCCTATGTAAACGTTATGCTCGGGTGTGCCAATTCGCCGTAGTATCTCATCCGGTATCCGCACCCCGCTGCAGAAATCTTTTTTCTTACGCTTTTTCCCGGAGCAAACCCAGGTTACAGATCCGTTTGCATTTATCTTTCTTGTCAGCCGCCGGCCACATTTCTTGCAGAAAACCTTTCCGTAGTATGGGTAGTTTTCTATTGTAAGGGCCGGCGCCTTCTTCGGATTCGGTTTCATTTTGTGCGTCCGCTTCCAGGTACTCTCTTTGGTATAGCTAAATTCCGTCTTCCCCAGCTCATCGACGCTTTTTTCAATGTAGATGTCCTCGTCAAAATCCCAGGACCGGATCACACTATCCGGTACGTTGATCCCGGTGCAATAATCACTGTTAAAGCGCTTCTTTCCGCTGCAACACCAGCACACCCGGTTCCCATTACTGTAGATCCGACGTATTAGCCTGTGGCCGCACTTGGCGCAGAAGATGTTTTTCATGTATGGGTAAGTCTCCTCATTCAAATCACCAACTACCGATCCAGCCGCCAGATATTCACGTTTTGCGGCAATCGCATCCTGCGCCTTTTGCCAGAGCTTACTGGAAACAATCCGCTGGTGATCATCGTGTATATACCAAGCAGGAACTTGACCTGTATTTTTAACTTTCCTGCGATTCTCATCACTAAAATGCTTCTGCATAATGAAGTCGCCTTTGTAAATCACATTTTCCAATATCCTGATCACAGTGCTTTCGGTGAATCGTGCTCCTGCATCAGTCGTTACTCCTTGACCGTTCATGAATCTTGCGATCTCGGCCGTGCTATAGCCGTCTGCCGCAAGCTCGAACATTTTGACGACCCAGGGAGCGTTCTCATCCGGAACATATTCTCCGAACTCGTTCTTTTTGTATCCGAAGGACCTCTCTAGGTATTGCACCGGGATGCCGGCCTCGTATTTTCGCCTGTAAACCATCTTTGCACTTGCGCTGGCGGATTCACTTTCCGCCTGACCAAAGGCCGCGTAAATCGACATCAGGAGCTCTCCCTCTGACGTTGTCGTCTTGATATTCTGAAGCTCAAAGAAAACACCGATACCTAAGTCTTTCAGCTCTCTTGTTGCCTTCAGTACGGTATCGGTGTTTCGCGCAAACCTTGTTATTGACTTTGTTATGATCAGGTCTACTTTTCCGGCCCTGGCATCTTCCATCATCCTTTGAAAGCCAGGCCGATCTTCCTTGTAGCCGGAAATACCAAAGTCATGGTAGACACCTGCAAATTCATATGCCGGATTAGCAGATATTATATCCTGATAATAACTGATCTGGTTATCCAGGGAATTTGCCTGTTCCTCATGATCGGTCGACACACGGGCATAAGCAGCTACACGAAGCCTTAAGTCGTTCTTTTTCTGTGGTTTTATAACCTGTACGTTCATCGAATTTCTCCCTTCGTTAGTGTGACATATTAGCTCTGATTCCCAATAATAGCAAGTCATAAGGACGGTATAAGTGCTTATGATTGACAAAACGGGTAAAAAGAATAGCCCGGCCGTAACCGGGCAAAGTAGCTATATCCTTTTTGCATAATCCAGGGAAATCCAGCCAGCACCGGATTTGAGCTTACCCCATCCTGTGTCGGAACCTTTCCCCTTCTTGGTTTCCGTTATGGTGAAGACTCCTTTACCGGTGAACTTACCGGTCCGTTCGTAGTTTGTGCCGGGCCCTTTGCGGATGTTCAGGTTCGATATGCTGACCTCCACTTTATAAGACGATGTATTCTTCCTGACGGTCTTCGTCTCCGCCTTTCCGCCCAGCTGCTCCGTAACCTCATCGGCCAGTTTTCCGAGCCTAGAATACAGCCAGTCACCCGGGCAGGACTTATTGGCAAACCACCGATGGACCGTGATGACCATCTCACCTTCCCTCGGTGAATAGTTCAGACTCTTTCCCTTGTCCCCAAACCAGATCAGCTTCTTCTTTCCATTTCGCTTGCAGATGTCGACGCAGAGCTTCACCAGTGTCTTATAGACTGCATCGTTCATACGGTAAGGGTGCTTGGTGTCCGATGCACACTCGATCGTAACCGCCCTCTGGTCATTGGCATTGGATGATGTACACCAGGAGCGATTCTTTTCCTCCACGTAAAGACCCACACGGCCGTCCCTATCGATACCGTAGTTACTGGACGCCTGTGTGCTGCTTTTGGCAAACCAAGACCCCAGACCTTCAGCCGTTACCTGGCCGACCACGCAGTGAGGCGAGATACGGTCGATGCTGTGTGTCCTCTTCCCGGAATGATTCGGCGACAGTTTCTTATATACCACCAGCTTACTATTCGTATAGCTCATTTCTTCTCACCTTCCTTTTCTGCTCTCTTATGGAGCTGCTCCAGTACGTCTTTGAGCTGGCCTGGGATAGGCAGTCCAAGATGGCCGGCATTCTCCAGAAGGCTTACGCCCTCATTGGACAGATAGAAAAAGATTACCGCTGTTCTCAGGATTCCTTCCTGACCGAGCACCTGCACATCGATAATGTTGGCGATGCCGACAAGTAAAAAAATAAGGACCTTTCTACAGATCCCCTTAAAGCCGACCTCACTGGATAGCCTTTTATCGGCTATCGCACACATCACTCCGGTGAGATAATCGGCGATAACAAATGCAACAAGTGCGTAAAGCAAGCCATCACATCCTCCCAGGTAATAACCAATCCATCCTCCGAGGCCTGTAAATATGGCCTGGATCATAATCCAAAATTCTTTCATACGTCAGTCCCTCCTTCTACATGACCTTCCATTCGTCTTTTGTCGGCGGCTTCTTTTGTCTTGTACATATGGCAGCAATAATGTAAAGGACCGCCCATCCAAGTGGCACTCCGATGAACAGCCCTGCAAATAAACCTATGATTCCATCCATGAAATAAACCTCCTTTACACCAGCCTGATCGCCGTAACACCATTCCCTGTTGTCGGAAGTGTCAAAGACGATCCTGAGTTTTGATATGCGTTCAGGTAGTAGGTTGTGGTCGAAGTCGGTGCAACGACGGTCGGCCATCGTATTTGACATACACCTGCGCATGCTCCGATCTGATAGTTCATATCAGTGCTTCCTGATGTCGTTGAGAAATTACATCGCCTTATTCCAGAAGAATTGCTGCTCCATCTGTTGTTGCATAGAACAAGCCATGTTCCGGCTTCAAGGGAGATACTGCATACCATAGTTCCGGTTGCTGTTTTGATCGTCTTTTCTGAAGAAAGCGACGCCGTCTTTCTGGCGCCGATGAATCCATACGGCCCGCTGTGGTAGTTCTGATATACTGGCCCTGCGAAGGTATAATCATTGTTCATATAGTCGAATACTACTTGCTCGTTATGACCTTCATCTTCAAATATGATTCCTTCGCCATTCATAAACGTAGATATACCATTCTCGGTGTTTGCAAGAAACGCCAAGGCCTCGTACTCCATGCATCCAAAATGCAGACCGTCACTTGCGATCGCAAGGTAATAATCTGAGACGTCATTATGCTTCCCTAACTCGATGATGCCGTTTCCGAAAGTGGCCATGCTTACGCCATTTCTTATGACATCTACCACATCGGTAATTCTCACGCCTTTTGCCGTACTCGCAGTCGGATCGGTTGGTGTTCCTTCTGCATGGACGTATACGCCGTTTGACAGATCTGCAAGATATCCGGTAGCGGTCTTTGCCGCTTCTGATGCGTTATATTTTGCTGTATCATCATCCATCCTCCAGTACTGTCCATCGAAGGTGAACTTCTGTGTTGATGATGCTTTCCAGTTATAGATACTCGTTGCAGTAAGGACCGCATTATTCGCATAGATTGAACGCGCAAGTGTAGATCCGACATTTAACGTCGGGCTTGCCACAGAGTTTGCGTAAGACATCTGAACGGAGATGGTCGTTCCTTTGCAGATCACGGCTCCAGATGATGTAACTGCCTTGGCTGCTGTGGAAGCGCCGGTCGTGCAGGTTCCGTAAAGGGATGTCGGCGCATTCTGCAGGACCCATCCGGTTCCGTCATATACAAATTCCATCTTGGCCCCAGCTGCCCAGAGCAATAGGTTTGTTGATGAAGTAACAGCGTTTCCAATATAAATGTTCTTTGCACCAGTCGAATTGACGTTCAAAGTAACAGCGCCGCTTACGTAGGTATTCGCGTAGGTAAAAGTGACCTGAATTCTTGCTCCTGAATAGAGCGCAAAATTAGCACAGGTTACAGCCTTTGCCTGCGTTGCTGCTGCTGTTGCGCAGGTCCCGTATTCCGCTTTTCTCTGGTTGATTTCTGTGGTGAGATTTCCTGAAGTGGTATTTGCCAGGTTATATGCCTGCTTTGCCGCCTCATAGGAGCTGGACTTTGATACCGATGACCAGCCGACCTCGCCGTCCGTGAAAGACGTCAGATCACAGGTATAAAGGCTGTTTGTGGAAGTTCCATCATAGGCAGGCTCTGATACGCTCCATCCAGACGGAAGTGTCTGGTCATTCACGTAGGCTTTCCCCTGGGCTTCGGTCGGCTGCGATGGCGCTGCAGTGGAAGCCGCGATCCTATAGAATCTCCAGGTAGCGTTAACATCTCGCTCCTTGATGATCGTGATCGTTTCTCTTGCTTTGATCGCCATGCTTATCCCTCCAGTCTTGCCTCATACACCGCCTTGCTGGTTACATCTGTCGCATTAACGGTCAGAGTCGTGCCAGTACCGACAGCCGAACTTCCGCCATCCTTATACCACTTGATGGTTCCAAGGGCAGAGAGCGCCGATCCGGTCACTTCTGCACCCGCCTTATACACATGTGCTGTCAGGATCGTGCTCCCGGAATTGTTCTTAAAGATGTTACCGTTGCTAGCTGTAATGGAGATCAGGATTGCATCTACGCCGGGATTGCCCTGGGCTCCGGTTGTGCCGTGAGCAGCAACAGAATAGCTAACCGTGTTCGAACCGGACGTGTAGGCGATCGTAGTCCTGGTCCAGAGGTACTGTCCTTGAGCCGTGGTTGCTACCGGCGTGCTGCTCCAGGTGCCTGTCGGCGCACTTGTTCCAGACGTTCCAACCTGGTATTCGATGGTTGTGGACGAGATGCCTCTTCCGGTCGGTCCGGTCCCGCCGGTAGAGCCGTGGGCTGCAACCGAGTAGCTGACTGTGTTCGACCCGGAGGTATAGGCGATCGTGGTCCTGGTCCAAAGGTACTGGCCCTGAGCCGTGGTTGCAACCGGGCTAGAGCTCCAGGTTCCCGACGGTACAGTCGTTCCTGATGTTCCGACCTGATATTCAATTGTGGTCGATGAAATGCCTCTTCCTGCAGGGCCTGTTCCTCCGGTCGCTCCTGTCTTCGCAATGGCAAATGAGAAGGTTTTATTAATCGTAACGGATCCATCCAGGACCACCGGAATGGTAACAACACCACCAGAAGTGACACTTGTTGATACGGTGATGGTGAGCGTCTTTGTGTTTGCATTCCAGCTGGTCGTAACTCCGGATGGTTTTGTGATCTCAGAGTTATCGACAGCGATGGTCGGCTCCTCATCTCCGCGCAGGGCCTGAATAACCGTTGTGGTGCTCTGCTGCGTTGCGATTTTGCCGTCTTTATCGCCAGCAAAGGTGAATGAGTCATTTGTGAGATTCACCGAGTATCCATCAGTAAGGTCAACGACTGTAATTTGATCTGAAGATTTAATTGCCATAATGTATTTTCTCCCTTCTATACGATTAGTTCACACATGAATGTGACTTTGGTATCTACCTCTTCCGGTGTCAGTGTCAGTGTGAAACCGTCATTGGACAGCTTATGATCGCTATCCACGATGATGCTGTAGGTGTCCTCCCCCAGCCGCTGCCAGTACCACTGCAAGTGAGTGCCGGCACCAAACTCGGCCCGTAGATCTGTGATGTTGGTGATCCGCTGCCCGCCGATATATACCGCTACCGACAGGACCGTTGATACCTGATTGTTCTTAAACACCGTGCCCCTGGATGAATTAATCCGAAGAACTGCCGCATCAATGCCGTCTTTTAGTGAAACCGTCTGACCGGCCACAGTGATTTCTGCGCCGCCGGATGTCTGCCTGGTGGAGATGTCCAGCGAAGTCAGCACATCCGAAAGCCTCTTGTTTCCGCCGATCAGTACCTTGCTTCCGCCGATATTGATAGCATCTGGCACGCCGTCACTATTGCTGTCATAGAAAATGATGTAAGCATCCTCGCCTCCGATGTACTGTGGCCGGCTGGACGAGAAGCTGATGGATTCACCAAAAGTAGCCACCAGATTTCCTTCCGCGTCATAAACTTTCATTCCATCGGGCGCCAGCAGAATCTTATATGACTGGTTGTCATTGACTACCCAGAGGCCTGCGTTGGTCAGCGCTAGGTGCGTGGATACATAGTTTGTAACGGCTTCATCGATACCGGATAATTCAAAATACCCCTCCGATGACGGATCACCAGAAGGGTTTACGATAATGTTATATACGTCTCCTTGCTTTTCAAAGTAATGCTTGCCAGGGATAACCTCGGTATCTTGTGATAACGCGTAGGTTCCATGCTCCGAGATCCAGGCCAATGTCCCAACCACGTCCTCAACAACGGAAAGCTGCGTCAAGGCTCCGTTTGCTGCTCTATTGGCCGTAATGGCGGACTCCCTGGCCTGCCCTGCAGCAGCTTCTGCTTCACCTGCTTTCTGCCAGGCCCGGCCGGCTGCTTTTTCTGCGCTATCTGCTGCCGCCTCTGCTCTCTTTGCCTCCTGTTCCGAGCGCTGGGCGATTCCTTTTGCTTCGGCGGCTGTAGCTTTCGCCCTATTGGCCTCACTATCATCCGTCGGAGGGTTTGAGGCATTGCCAATCAGATAAGCTGATCCACCGGCTACCCGCACCTGTACGACGTCTCCTTCTTTAGCAGAGATGGTCTTTTTCACAGGTGTCTCATCTACTCCGCCGGGGATATGAACCCAGACCGTGGAGCCTTCCACTCTAGTGACTGTCGCCTGGGTGTCATAGGCCCTTGTTCCTTTCTCACTGGATGTCTTGATCACATCCACTAATTCTTTGCTTATGCTCATACCGCTTCCACCTTCTCACTGGTCTTTGCACCGTGTGCAAGCTCTATGGTCTGAGAGGTGATGCGAAAAAGGCCATTCAGGCCCTGGGCCGGATACCGAAGCCTTACAAGATCGCCGACCAGAACGTCCGGAAAATACCGCCTGTCATAGCCAGCTGTCAGCTGCACTTTCTGGAGTTCCTTCAGGCGCCTCGCCGCATATTCACTGATGGACTCGCCCGTGTTCAGCTCGCATGAGGTCTCCTCTACCCAGACTTCCCGGCCGCGGTTTACCGTCGACAGCGGACTGTCCACAGAGTCATCTCTTGCGACCGCTGACAGATCTTCCTGCACGGCCCGGAGCACATTCGGGCATTCATACCAGTCATATTCCACTTCGATGGTGGGCTCCAGCACGTCTTGATCCACCGGATCAAACTGCAGTACCTCTTCTGCCGCCTTTGGGCACAGCTCAATCATCCCCATGCCGTCAATGCGCATCCTCCAGCCGATGGCAAAGAGCACTTTATCCGCCAGGGAAAGCCTGGTCTCGCCTTCTTCTGCAATGATCGATGTCTGCATGTCCGGTGCGCTGCCATTAACGGTTACTGGCGCGGGCGTGCAGGATAATAGATCCTTAATGACATCCGCACCGTTACTTCCTGCCGGGACATAGTAGCCACGTTCCAGCAGGACGTCCTCTGCCGCTTTTAGCACCGAATAGCATGCGATGGTGCTCGTTTCATAGTGGCCGTCGATATCTCTTGTCGGGCTTGTCGCAAGGCCGGTGAACAGCGGTGTATGTGCTGATGCGCCGCTTTGCTCTGCATCAAGGTAAACGCGGATGTACCGCTCTTTACTGTGATCATAAGCTGTACATTCGATATCGGCAGAATCCCGCAGGCCCTCATCCGACCGGTTGATACTTCCACCGGTGATTTCTATTCTATCTGTTTCTCGCCAGCTGACCGGATCAACGATATAGGCGTAGTAGCTGGCTGAGAATCCGTTTTTCCAGTTCATTCGCTTTCCTCCTCACTGATCCATTCTTCCAGTGTCATTCCTTCCATCTCCTGCGGATCGACTCTCGTCACCGACAGGTTGTATTCAGCCCGAACCGTGTCTTTGTCGTAGTTTCGATCTTCCGATACCTGGATATCGCAGGCAAAGCTGGACCCATCCACCGTTCTCAGATGGCAGATGCCAGGATAGGCCGCAAGCCTTCGAAACTTCTTCATGGTCTCCTGGTCTTTGATCGTGATCGTCGATCCCTTTAGCGATGCGGTCCGTCCAACTGCCTTATTCCAGTCCCCGGTAACTGAACCGCCCAGGTACCTTGTCTCCTTGAAGTCCTTTTCCCAAGTATTTGAATGCGTCACATCGTATTGAAACTCGATCTGATCTCCTTCAAAGTCAATCAGGGAGTAGTTGATATTCAGTGCATCCCCGTCTTCTGCCGTAAGATCAAGCCAGGCGATTTCGTTGTTCTCTGTAATGTAATCCCCATCGATCGTCCGGTACACGATCCTGTAGCCGCCGAACTCTCCGATGGCAGGATACGGATCAACATAGGTTGTCCCGAAGCTCCCTCCGGATACGATCAGCTCCGGCCGGTCTGCAGAAAGGCGGTAGATATCACAGGTATCGCCTTCGACCCAGCCTTCGGGCGCAGCCGGCGTGATCAGCGCAATTCGGTCCTGAATGACCGCAGAACCCTGCGGCATGACCGCCTGGTGCTGCCAGTGGACTTCAAAGTTGATCTGTGCCGTATCGCTTTGGCCCAGGCTATCCTTTACCGTAGCAATCAGCCGGTAAGTTGCCCCATCATCCAGGGCCCCGATCAAATCTTCTCTTGCGATTGTGATCGGCCCTTCTCCGGTCTGCGAAAAGAGCGCTATGGTCTCCCCCGCATAGCCGTTGAAGTCTGTCTCGTCAGGCCGGTCGATATGATAATCTTCTGCTCGCTCGATCACGAGAATCGTGGTGCCGCCAGTCCCCGCGCCCGTTATCGTTGCGGAAAAAGGCATGGCCGTAAGCGAAAGCACCGTTCTGGTATTATCCTCTACGGTGATCTGCTGCTCTATAAGGCTTGTACTTTCAATGGCTACATGAAGCTCATCGGCAATCACCACGGGCACTGGATCACTCCATTCATCCGATACCCGTCCAGATGCGGATATGACCCTGACGCAAAGATAGTGCGTTTCACCCGTCTGCCAGCCGAGCTTGTCCGCATAGAGCGTTAAATGCTGCGCGGTCTGGGTACTTGCAATCACATTCCCGTGGATGACCCCGCCGCCGGTTAGCTCCGCCTCGCAAACTTCTGCATAGGCCTGGCTGGTCCCATCGGTCGATAGGTAGGCCCAGAAGGCCGACACGCTTCCTCCCTTTGGAATCACGCCTTGCGAAAGTGAGAGCGTTGGAATCGATGGTGCAGAAGATAGGTCGATTTCTGCAGGTGCAGACCACGGCCCGAAGGTTCCGGTATCCCCAGATCCCTTTATGAGCCGCACTCTAAAGTACCATCGTTTCCCGGTTTCCAGTCCGGACACATTCCATTCCCCTGCATGGGTATTTTTGATGGTATAGGTTTCCGGCTCATCGGTGCTCTCCCAGGCGTCCTCATGATCAGCCCAGGAGATCTCGGCGCTTTCCGCTTCTCTCCATGTCCAGTCCCAGATCAGCTTCACGGTACCAGTGATGCTCGTAGCACTGACCGACACACCCGTAGGTGCATGCGGAACCTGGCCGCCCTGCCAGACCGGTGCCTCAGACTTCATGTCAGCAGTTACAGCGTAAGAATCCACACTGTCCGCCCGCTCAACCGGCTCATACGTTCCTACGCAGGCATAGACGCCAAATTCGTAGGTGTCTTCTGACCAGTCTGGACACTGGACCGTAACCTGGCTTTGACCTGCTGCGATGATTCCAACAACAGCTGGCTGATCTGGCTGCGATCCTGTCCGAAAGAGGACCACCAGGAAAGAGTCTGGTACTTCCGACCTGTTGGAAGCCTTCACGATGGCCCGGAAGGTCGTATCATCCGTCTCAATATCGGTGATCTCCGGATCTTTCAAAAACCCTGCACAGGCCAAAACCCATTCACTATAGCTGGTCTGTAAGAGATGAGTTGCTCCCACTCGTACAAACAGGCATTCATCATCCGCAAGATTCTGTCCGATAAAGCTGGATGCTGCACCGCCGGCGCCTGCGATCGTCCCTATGATACCGTCCGCACTTCCGCTGTAAGCCATTCCTGCATCTGGAACCTTGATGGCGTATTCTGCTACCGTCGTATCAGCCGGATAGGATTTATTGTTTGTAAGGGACCAGGTCACTGTGGTCTGCATGCCTCCAGGTTGCTTCGTGACTTCTCCCTTCACGTTCGCTGCCGCAAAAGGTGCCGCATACACCCTGTAGCCATATTTCCAGTCACTTGCGCCTCTCGGCCCGCGGGACCTTGCGCGAAACCATCTGGTGTGAGAGCCTGCTGCGATGATTGCTGCAGACTCTGTATATGTCACGCTTCCACTGAGACTTCCAGTATGCGTGGTCCAGCCGCTGTCACCACCGTAGTCGTAGTTTTCGACAAGTTTTGTCTGATACTCGACGTCGGTGCATACGCTATGAGTATTCGACGTATCCACGCTCCAAGAAAATGTACACTGGTTGTGATTCGTCTCATGCGGCGTAACCGTAACTGCCGGTTTTGCCGGAAGGTTGATGGCAAACTCCTGGCTAACCCAGTCAGACCATTTTTCTTTATTCGACACACCTCTGACGCGGAACTTAAAGGCTGAGATCTTTGGTTTCCCGGAGTGTGGATAATAATTTGACAGGGAAAGAGATACGGATTTACTAGTGACCCCTTTTCCGATATCCGTTGCTTTCGACCAGGAATCTTTCTTTGCTGCCCGATCCACCACATAGGAAAACTGCTGCTTGTTGCTGTAGCTTTCACCCTTCTTCCAGGAGCAGGCAAACTTCATGACATTTCTTGCGATCGATAGACCTTTTGGTTTTTTACTTGTTTTCTTTGCCATAGCTACACCGTCCTCATTTCAAGTTTCATCTGCCGCACCAGGCGCTTACCCCACTCTTCCGGGTTTTCTGCGCCGTTTACTTCCACATGGATATTCACATCGCCGCGCGTCTGCATCTTGGTGGCTGCAATAAAGGCCTCCGCGATATCATCCCCGATTCCTGAGACCGCCGATGTGATCATGTTCATCAGAGCATCCGTACCAACAACCGTCTCCGATCCTGCTTCTCCTGCTCCCAGGAGTTTTCCGTTCATGGCGCCAAAAATCGTCGGCCGGTCGAGGATCATGCCCTTCTCCATCGCCTTGGCATACCAGGAGACGCTAAAGGATGGCAGCGATCCTTTTCCGCCAATACCGAATGGCGCCTTACCTCCGCTCACACTGATGTGCGGAAGTTTCAGTCCGGTAAATATTCTGCCAACCGATAAGGGGAAGAACCCCCTGATCTTACTGACAATACCGCTGATCTTCGACTTAGCAGATTCGATCGGAGAGATCATGGCATTTTTGATGCTGTTCCATACGGAGCTGGCCGTACTCTTGATGCCATTCCAAAGCGATGATAGTGTTGATTTCACTGTCCGGACCGGATTTGTTACAGCAGTCTTGATGCTATTCCATACAGAACTTGCGGTGCTTCGAAGGCCCCGCCAGACTGCAGTCGTTGCACTCCTGATGCTGCTCCAGACACTCGCCAGGACAGCCTTCGCACCCTTGATCGGTGTCAGAACTGCGGTCTTGATACCATTAAATACGGATCTGGCCGTGTTCTTCATACCATTCCAAGTCTTTGAGGTTGCCGTCTTGATTCCATTCCAGATTTTCTTCCAGTTGGTGCCAAGCCAGCTAAGCACCGTAGCTACGACCTTTCTGATCGTACCTAAAGCAGTGGTGAGGATTCCCTTGATGCCGGCCCAGACGCTTGAGAAAATTGTCTTCACACCCTGCCATACCTTTTTCCAGTCGCCGGTGAATACACCGATGAAAACGTCCAGCACACCAATGATAGTGTTTAGGACAGTCTGCAGGACTGTCGCAACTACCTTAAATCCACCTTCAAACAGTGGCGCCAGCACCTTACAGAAACCTTCCCAGATCTTCTTCATGGCCAGCGCGAGCCCTGAAAAGCTGGTGCCAAGCCCGGAGAATCTCGTCTTTATATCTGCTACAAACGTTCCAACGGAATCTTTGATCTGGTTCCATATGGCCGTCATGGTCTTTCGGAACTTCTCGTTCGTTTTCCATAAATGCGCAAAAGCCGCAGCCAGAACGGCTACGACTCCGATTACAATTCCTATAGGTGATATTAAAAAGCTGAAGGCCTTTCCAAGAATCCCCATCGCCCCGCCGGCTTTACTCACTACCCCGGATACTTTTGCAAAGACCGGAGCGAGCTTGGTAAAGCCCTGGATCGCGATACCGACTTTTGAAATAAGCGTCCCGATAATAAGGAGCATCGGTCCCAGAGCTGCTACAAACATGCCGATGCGGATGATGGCGTTTCTCTGCCCTTCACTCATCTGATTCAGCCGATCAATAAAGGACTGTATATGGGATACTACATTTCGGATCATCGGCATCAGTGCATCGCCAAAGGAGATGGCAAGCTCCTGCAGCTGACTCTTTAAGATCGTGATCTGGCCCATGAGGTTATCCTGCATGGTCTCGGCCATGCCTTCTGCCGCGCCATCGCATCCAGCAATCGCTCCTTCGAGCTTAGCGACGTCTTTCGGTGAGGAATTCATCAGCGCCAAAAAACCCGACATGGCATTCTTTCCAACCAGTGTCTTAGCTGCTGCCGCCTGCTCGGATTCAGAAAGACCTGCAAAGGCTTTTCTGGAATCTGCCAGGATCTCATTGAGACTTCGCATGCTCCCATCAGCATTGGTGGTTGCGATCGTTACATCACCGATCTTCTCTCCGCTGATGGTAAAGTCCTTTGACAGATTCGTCATCACGGACCGAAGCGATGTACCTGCCTGCGAGGACTTGATTCCGGCATTCGCCATAAGGCCGATGGCCTGGGCAGTGTCTTCAGCGGAAAAGCCCAGCGCACCTGCGACCGGCGCAGCATATTTGAATGTCTCGCCCATCATGCCGACATTGGTATTTGCGTTTGACGATGCTGCCGCAAGAATGTCTGCGAAATGCCCGGAGTCCTTGGCGGTAAGACCGAAGGCAGTCAGGGCATCCGTTACGATATCTGAAGTGGTCGCCAGGTCCTCTCCAGATGCTGCCGCAAGATTCATGATGCCCTCTACGCCGGAGAGCATGTCTTCGGTCTTCCAGCCAGCCATAGCCATATAGTTCATGGCCTCGGCGGCTTCGGATGCAGAGAACTTGGTCTTTGATCCCATCTCGCGAGCCTTAGCGCGGAGCTTATCAAAGTCGTCTCCCGTCGCACCTGACACCGCAGCCACCTTGCTCATGGCAGTATCAAAGTCCGCAGCGGTCTTTACCGAGATTGCACCAAGGCCTGCCACAGCACCAGACACCGGCATGAGCTTCTTTCCGGCCCCCGCCATGGCATCTCCGGTCTGCTGCATCTTAGCTCCGACGTCTGCCATTTTCGCGAGCTTGCTCTCTGCGGTGGCCGCTTCCTTCTCCAAACGCTTTAGCTCGGCTTCTGTCTCCGCGATTTCACGCTGCAGAGCATCGTACTTATCTTGGCCGAGCTCGCCATTTTCAAGCTGCTGCTTTGCCTGGACCTGGGCTTCCTTTAAGCTGTCCAGTTTCTCTTTTGTCGCATTGATCGAATCCTTCAGCAGTTTCTGTTTCTGTGACAGAAGCGTAGTGTTCTTAGGGTCCAGCTTAAGTAGTCTGTTCACATCACGCAGGCTTGACTGCGTTGTACGTATGGAATTGTTTACGCCTTTTAGTGCCTTATCAAGACCTGTGGTATCACCACCGATCTCAACGGTTATTCCCTTGATCCTGCCCGCCACAGATCTTCACCTCCTCAAAATGGCATGAAAAAAGCACCTCCGAAGAGATGCTTCTAATCAACATTATTTATTTTTCTAATGCCCGCGCATATGCTCTATATGCCGTAACTCACGTTCAGATTTTGTCCGAACAAAGTGTAGAATAACAATAATATAAACCGCAACAATAATGGGAGCAATGATGTTTCCATTATCTTTCCCTGCATAGATGTAAATTGCAGTGCTTAATACAAATAATCCAAGACCGATAAAATAGAGAACCTTATTGCCCTTTCCGCCGGCCTTGCATAGTTTCAATGCAATCCCGCTCCCAAATTTGATCGGGTACAACAACCATACGCCATGCTTCTCCCTAACCTGGTGATTGAACAGATCTAGAATCACATGAAGAAGTGCGCCGGCAGTATAGTATACTGCTGCCATCGGATAAACCGCACCAATACAGAACATGGATATTGCGATGAATGGCAGTGAATGGGTAAATGTTCTGTGAGGCGTGAAATGACATATTACCATAAATATCAGAAATGCTACAGCTCCGCCTAACGCAACATACCCGGTATTAATAATTTGAGACAGAACACCAAGTTTAAATATCCAGTCGACTAGCACCCCTAATGCAAGCAGTCCCAAAACCGCTAATCTTGTTCTCCCTGCATCGGTAACTTTAGGATTAGATAACTGGTCCTTTACCTCAATATCAACCGCAACACCACCTAGTGAGCCCGCCACCGCAGCCATAACGTAAGTTCCAGGTGTTCCATCACCGCCAAGTACTGCAAGCGAAACCGCTCCTGCCGCACCCCATGCCGCATGTGTATATCCCATCATGATATATCATCTCCCTGTATAATTCTAATCTTAACATTATCCCCATGTTATAGACAGTATACCATGAATAGTAAAGGTACAGGGAATCAGAACTTGTCGAAATCTTCCTGCGTTGCTACGCGGGCATATTTCACGCCGTCATTCGTCTTTTCTGTCCAGATATCCAGCACCAGACCTACGGTAAGTAAATCAAGGTCTGATACGGATATCCCTATTTCTATGCAGCGCAGAAGGAACAGTGGCGTGGTCATCTCCCGCTCACTTCTGCTAATTCTTTTTTTGATTTAATGTCCGTCATCATGTTCGTACCCCAAAGCTCCAGGATCTCCGGGAGCACCTGATAGATAGAAAACATCTCAAACTGATCCAGCCACTCGTCAATGGTCTTCGGAATGGTCGGATCTGCATGATAGGCCATGATGTATGCTACGTTCTCGAAGATTTCCAGATCATCGATCTCGATATCCTCGCCGTCTTTGGCCTTTTTGCTATATGCCTTTTCCAGCTTCGCCAGGTCTTTGAAAATATCCCTTTTGAACTTGATGCGGTAAAGCCTCGGTACCGTTGCAGAGGATTTAAACTTTACCTCCTGGCCGCTGATATCAATTACCTTTTCGATCATGGATTAACCCTCCCCCGGCTCTGCTGCCGCTGCTGCCTGAGATACATAAACGCTTTGGTACCAGTTCTGATACGTGGTCTCGTCCACATCATCTCCGGTGCGGGCCTTCACCAGGCCATCGGATCTTGGATCAGCGGTGATAGTCAGCTTCTCTGTACCCGGCTCAATGGTATCTTCCTTCGTCTCAGATTCCAGAGACGGACGAGAGCAGGTACACTTGTACATGACGTGACGGATGGCCTTCTCATCGCCATCGAACTCAAAGAGCAGAGCGAACTTGGTGTTCTCAGCATTGGTGCTCTTTTCGATCAGAACGCCCTTACTGTCCTTTTCCTCCTGCAGCACATCGGTTCTGAACCATTCTGGGATCAGGGCAATCTCAAGATCACCTGAGTATCCGTTATTCGTTACGGATCTGAAGTACACAATGCCGTCCGCATAGAACGGGCTTGATTCGCCTTCTGCATCCAGGGCGATGGATACCGCACCCGGGATGGGTCTTGGCGTTCCATAGGAAAATACCGTCACGCCGTCTGTCACCGTCTCTGTCAGGACAGCGGCATGCACGTTTTTCAGATTGTATTTGACTTTGTTACTCATTGTTACGCCTCCAATTCAAAATAGTACAGGACTTCATACAGCTGTTCGCTTTCGATCCATACCTCTGTCCTGTCATAAAAAATGCCGTGCCCATCGAGCACAGCTTCTATCATTTGTTCTGTATCCGGATCTTTCCTGTCCGTATATAATTCCAGATGCACCTGGTCCACTTTGAAGTAGGCCTTGCCATCAGCAGCGAAGTGATCGACTCCCGGCAGCAGATAACATAGAAAAGGCGGATCAGGCGATTCTCCCTCTGCGAAATGATCGTAGGCAGAAGGAATGTCGATCTCGGATATGATCTGTAGTAGTTTATCCATTTCTGATGCTCCTTTTGATGTCTTCCTCAAGCTGCCGCATCCCCTTCTCCTCTGCCGGAGCGATGTGGGAAATAGCCCGGGTCCTTCCGCCGCCGCGTTTTGCATGACCGTGTTCCAGAAGGTGTGCCAGCTGATAGCGGTTTCTGGAATAGACAGTTACCTCAAGCGATCTGGACGTCTGACGGGTCTTTTTCGTGGACCAGCTTTTTGCATAGTCCCCATGCCGCTTTGGTGCTCTCGCCATAATGTCTTTTCGGACCGTCTGTCCAGCTTTGGTCACGGCTTTTCGCATATCGGTATCTACGACATCGGCATACTCCTCCAGCTCCTTCATTACGGCATCTGCAAGGGCGTCAACAGTCACCTTCTTTGCCATCAGCGCCTCGCTTTCTGACACCGGAATTTCAGTGCCTCGTTCTTATATGAGAAATGATCGATCCCAGTGATGTTATATATCTCCCCGTGAAAAAGGATGCGGTAGCCGTCCTCTGTAATGGCGGCGGCCTTCCTGCACCAGCGGATGGTCACATTCATGTCCGGATGCTCTGTGGTCTGGCCCGCCTCCTGGTCTTCTCTTCCGCTTTCCCCGCTGATGGTAGCCGCGCACTCGTAGTAATCGGTCCAAGCATTGGTGTGATTTCCAATTCGGTCTGTCACCACTTCGTTTTTCTGGAAGGTCACGCGCTCATTTAACATTGCGATGTTCATCAGAAGCCTCCTTCATGGGCAGAAAACAGAAGTGCACGGATGGTAAGAAGCATCTGCTTGTGATCTGCATCCTCCCGGTGCTCGTACATATACCCTACTGCATAGTAGACTGCGATCTTGCCGTTTGTAAGTGCCAGCAGCGCCTCCTCAGAATCTACCCTGGCCACGTCCATACAAAGCCTCTCGGCTCCGGCGATGAGATCCTGAATAAGTGAATCATCATCGCCAAAGTCGATTCGAAGGTACTGCTTCATCTCTTCAAGTGTAATCATCAGTCCCTCCTATAGCTTATTCTCCGGACTGCTGCTCCTCCTCGGCCATAAGGCCCGCTGCTCTTATCTTTGCAAGGAAACCGTTGAAATCGTCCTTAAGAGCAACGATGGTTGTTGCAGTGCTGTCCGCCTGATACTCAATCTGGCTGCCTGCCCCAGGAAGACCTTCTACTGATCCTCCCTCGTCAATGACAAGCTTTCCACCGATATGGGTAACTTCACCATTCTGCTCGGTGTAGTTCTTTACGCTATATTCACTCATGGCCGCCTCCTTATGCCTTCATCTGCAGAAGCTTCACGCCTTCCGGCAGGATCATCTTTCCATCCACACGTTCGGTGGAGATGTAACCGATCTGTCCGTTGGTCGCATAGAGTTCGTTCAGTCTCTGTACCGTTCTTCCGGCCCTGTCACCAATCCAGTAATTCTTGAAATCGCCGAATCCAACGGTGAGTGCTTCAGAAGCTACGGTTGGCACATAAGGAGATGTATAGATCGGATAACCCAGAAGTCTATCCGGCTCACCAGCCTGCACAGAAGGCTGCCACAGATATGCGCCATTACCGTCTTTGAGTTTTCTGAGAAGGCTGATGGTCTGATCATGCATCAGGAACTTTGCATTCCTTCTGTACGGTGCCTTCAGCGAATACACAAGGGAGATCACTTCATCTGCGGTGATCGCGTTTGTCGCGGCTGCAGTTACACCGACCTGACCGCCGTTTGCAGTAAAGATACCGGTCGGCTGGTTGGTACCTGTTCCGACGCAGAATGCTTCCTCCTCAGCGATTCCGAATGCTCTTGCAAATTCCCTCATCAGGTAGTCTTCGATATCGAAAGCGGCATCTTGCAGAAGCTCTGTAGAAACTCTGCAAAGATCAGTCAGCTTGTAAGCATCGATCTGCTTCTGGCCGAAGGTCGGATTGCTCTCCTGGTAAGCCGCATTCTCAAGTGTCCACTGCGCAACAGAATGACCGACGGCAACAGGGATCTTTCTCTCATGCTGTGTCGTGATAACCTTGGCCAGCTGTCTGACCACGTTCTCTTCCTCAAGGGCCATCACGATGTTACGTTCAAAGTCATCCGGAACCAGGTATCCGCCGTCCACGTCTGGTGTAGTAGAAAGCACGTTATGCAGGAGCGGCTTTCCGTGCAGGTGACGGTCGAAGTCTTCTGCATAGGCTTCCGATGCTCTTCCAACCTTCTCCGGCTTCATGCCGCCGTTATCTGGTCTGGCCTTAATCGGCTCGTTTACGGCCTTATTCATCTCGGCCTCGTGAGCATCACGTCTTTCCATTCTCTTGATCTCGTTTGTCATGGAATCAAGATCAGCTTCCATGCGTGTATAGGTGGCATCATCTTCTGCAGACAGCACGCCCATATCGTTTCTGTGTGTATCGAGGAAGCCCTCCATCGTATTCCAAAGCTTCGCTCTTTTTTCTCTCATCTCAGTGATAGTCATGGTATTTTCCTCCTTTGCGTTAAAGCAGTTTCTTATACAGGGACGCTTTCAAGTCATCTACCGAGCGTCCGGTTTCTTCTGGTTTTTCTGCAGGCACAGCCTTCGCAGAAATCTTGTTGATTAAGGACCTTTCCACAGCGCTTGCTGAGAATGCATAGGCAGCCTGGACGGCGGCCTTCTTTGGATCTTCAAGCATGCTGTCAGCAAAGCCAAGCTCTACGGCCTTTTTCGCATTCATCCATGTCTCTTCATCCATCATCTTGGAGAGAGTCTTTCTCGGCTGCGATGTCTTAAGCTCGTATGCATTCAGGATGCTCTGCTTGACTTCATCCAGCATGTCGATGGCCTTCTCCATATCCTGGTGATCGCCGATGGCAATCGTTGCCGGGTTATGGATCATCATCAGCGCTGTCGGCGCCATCAAAACTTCCGTGCCTGCCATAGCAACAACAGAAGCTGCCGATGCTGCAATGCCATCAACTTTGACCGTGATCGGACCTTTGTAGTCCATTAGCATCGCGTAGATCTGACTTGCTGCAAAGCAGTCACCGCCAGGCGAGTTGATCCAGATCGTGACCGGGCCACTTCCAGAAAACAGCTCGTCGCGGAACATGGCCGGCGTAATGTCGTCATCGAACCAGGATTCCTCTGCGATGGTTCCGTAAAGCTCCAGAACGCGTTCGATGATCTCCTCACCGGTTTCTTCGTTAGTCACTTTGTTCTTTGTCCAATTCCAAAACTTCTTCATGGCTCTCCTTTCCCGAAAACAGACCGGCATCTTTTAACTTGGTCATGTTTCCGTTAATTAAATAAAGATCGCCGCCCTCTTCTTCAGGGATGCGATCTAGATTCTCTAGCTCTCGTATATCGTTTGCGCTCATCCAGCCGTTCTGCCGGGCCGTAGCATAGCCGTTCATCCGGCTTTGGTAGTCTCCACGCAGCAGCCCGTCCACATTGAATTTCACGAAGTACTCGTTCTTTTCTTCTGGCCTTAGAAGTGTTCTCGCAATCGACTGCTCCCACCGGGATATCCACGGGCTAAGCGTAAACTTCACAAAATCCAGACTCTGGTGCTCGATGTTAGAAAAAGTCGAGTGTTCCAGGGATCCGATCATGTGAAGCGGCACCCGAAAGATCCTCGCGATTTCTTCGATCTGGAACTTCCTGGTCTCCAAAAACTGCGCCTGCTCCGGCGGAATGGAAATCGGGCTGTATCGCATGCCTTCTTCTAAAACAGCGATTTTTCCCGAGTTTGCACTACCGCCAAAGGTCTGCGTCCAGCTATCACGGATTTTTCCAGGATCCTTAAGGACTCCCGGATGCTCCAGCACGCCAGATGGCGCGGCTCCGTTAGCAAAGAACTTACTTCCGTATTCCTCCGTTGCTATGGCAAGGCCGATCGCGTTCTTGGCCGTTGCGATGGGACTATACCCAATTACGCCGTCGAAGCCAAGTCCGGGAACATGCAGCACCTCCGATGGCGGAAGCTTTACGGTGGTTCCCTTCATCGTAGGCGCATCCTCCTGGCTTACCATGTATTCGTAGTAAAGCTGGCCGTTTTGATCCCGGTCTACGTTCATCCTGTTTGGCATCAGCGGGTATAAGCCGATCACTTCACCCTTGCCGTTACGGATCACCTGTGCATAGGCATTGCCCCACAAAAGTAGGTGCGTCATGAGCGTCTCCCGGAAAGCAAAACTCGTCATCTCCGGATTTGGTTCATCGTGCAAAAGAAAGTACAGCGGATGATCTGTTGCTTTTTCTTTTCCGCCTTTATCGTTTAGCCGATAGACATGCACCGGAAGGCCTGCGATGGCTTCAGATAAAACGCGCACGCAGCTATACACCGCTGTCATCTGAAGCGCGGTACGCTCGTTTACTCTCTTTCCTGCAGAGCTTGTCCCCAGGAAAAAGCTGTAGGAGCTTCCGCTGGTCCGGTTTTCAGGTTTATCTCTTGATTTGAAAAACATATCGAATATGTTCATAATCCCTCCCACGAAAAAAGCACCTCCGAAGAAGTGCTTCAAGTATTATATGATTTAGTTTATGCTTTCTCTTTTTCGGTTGCCGCATCGCTCGACTTCATATCCTAGGATGCGCTGCATTCCGATGAAGATGGCCTCAAGGACGTCTTCTTCATCACCGCCCATTGCTCGGATGCTTTCTTCAATATCCTCCCGGTGCCAGCCTTCCTCGCCGCACCGATTTATGTTTTTTCTGATGGCATCTTCTACAGCAAGTTTCAATTCACTATTTCGTAGCATGCTCTCCACCTCCTATGCTCGCAGTATACGTTCGGCTTTACATGGTGTCCAGCAAAATCAGCTCAATTGTAATAGAAAGGCCTTTTATTGTAATGAAATGGTTTAGTCCCCTCCCCAGCGAATGATCCCGTAGACACAGAAAACGGTCTGCACGATATCCAAAAGCGCCCTGGAATAAAGAGTATTTACGATATCCCAGACCAGCCAGCCCATATTGCAGCCGATCCAGAGATAAAAGCAGCACCGCAGTTTCCTGGCATTCAGCCACGTTCCCACAATGCTTAGTATTGATAATATCCAAGTTACCATTTAAAGTACCAATAGCCCTCGCTCATCATAGACGCTTGCCTTGTTCTCATTTCGGATAGCCCTATCAAGCGCCATCACCATCGCAACCGCAGCGTCGATCTTCTCCGTGCTCTTTTGCTTATCCATTTTGATGTTGCCGGCCGGATCCTGACGGACATAGACGTTATCCATCATCCACCTCAGAACCGGATGGCCGCCATGCGCGATTCGTTTTTCCAGAACCAGCTTCATGAGCTCCTTTGTCGGAGGCGACATGTCCTTGTAACCCTGGCCAAATGGAATCATGACAAGTCCCTGACCCTCGAGGTTTTGTGAGAGCTCATAGGACCCCCAGCGGTCGAAAGCAATCTCCTTGATGTTGTATTTCTCATGAAGCTTTTCGATGAAATCCTCAATCCAAGCATAATGAATCACGTTGCCTTCCGTCGTATATAAATCCCCCGTTTTCTCCCAGGTATCATAGGGAACATGGTCACGCCTGACACGTAGCTGCAGGTTCTCTTCCGGAATCCAGCAGTATGGGAGCACGATATATTTCTCATCCTCAGTTCTTGGCGGAAACACGAGTACGAAGGCTGTAATATCCGATGTCGTCGAAAGGTCAAGCCCGCCGAAGCATTCTCTTCCGATCAGCTCCTCTGGATCTACATCGAATGCACAATCGTCCCATTTATCCATTGGCATCCAGCGCGTTGACTGCTTCACCCACTGATCAAGCCTCAGCTGCCGGAAGATATTTTCTTCTGCCGGATTTTCTTTTGCCGACCGGTAAGCATTCCGGACCTTTTCTATATCAATCGTATGGCCCAGAGATGGGTTTGCCTTGTACCAGCTTTCCTCGTCCTCCCAGTCATCATTATCGTCGATTCCATAGATCACTGGATAGAACGTGGGATCGATCTTTCTGCCTTCCAGGATGTCTTCCGCTTTTTGATGCTGCTCGTAGCAGATCGAGTTGCGGTCAGTTCCGGCCGTTGTGATCAAAAAGAAAAGCGGCTGCTTTCTCGCATCGCCGGAACCCTTGGTCATAACATCAAATAATTCTCTGTTTGGCTGCGCGTGTAATTCGTCGAATATAACGGCATGGCAGTTGAGGCCATGTTTCGTGTAAGCCTCTGCCGATAGCACTTGGTAGAAGGAATTCGTCGGCTGATACACGATTCGTTTTACACTGGTAACCAGCTTGACACGTTTCTTTAAGGCCGGACACTGGTCGATCATGTCCACAGCCACATCAAAAACGATGCTCGCTTGCTGCCGGTCCGATGCACACCCATAAACCTCTGCTCCCCATTCCTGGTCGGCGCAGGTCATATAAAGCGCAATGGCCGCGGCAAGTTCGCTCTTGCCGTTTTTCTTTGGCACCTCGACATATGCCGTATTGTACTGCCGGTATCCGTCCTCTTTTATGGTCCCGAATATGTTCTTGATGATCTCTTCCTGCCAAGGCAGAAGGTCAAATGGCACTCCTCTCCAGATCCCTTTCGTGTGCTTCAAATTTCGGATGAAGTTTATGGCCCTCTGCGCTTTTGCGTCGTCATACATTACGACATGCCTCCGGACAGCAGCAGCATTTCCATTTCGTCTGCTTCACGGCTTGCCGCCTGATCTGCTATGATCCGGGATCTGGAGCTAGGCGTCAGACCAAACTCTGCAGCCGCCTGCATCATGATTTTCTGATTCTGGTGCGCAATGGATACCTGCGGCACTTGCTGCCAGTATCCGCTTTTCGTTTTTATAAGGGATCCATGCTGCGTGATGAACTCTTCTGCTTCGCGCCACCTCGCATACGCCTGGCAATACGATGCGAACGCCTGCACATCAAGGTCGGTGAGCAGACCAAGTTCAAATAGATTCTTGGCAAGCCGGTGCCACTCGTTTCTGGCTTCCTCCTCGAGCCAGTCCGGGCATTTCGGAAGAGATGTCTTCTTAGGCACCGGCTCAAATATATTCAATTCTCGTTTGCCCGGATTACCTTCCAGGACCTTTACGGCTGTCGGTTTCGGTTTTCTGCCCCTGGTCGCCATAATCCTCATCTCCTTCCTTCGTAGTTTCTGTAATAAAAAAAGACCCTTGCGGTCTATATCTGTACGAGAGAAAGCCCGGTTCGGGCCTCTCGGTGTATTCTGTTTATGTATTCTTATGCATTGATCGCCCAGGCGATTGCGTGGCCGTCGTCTTCAAAGTAGCCTTCGCTGATCTCGCGGATCCCGATCATGCCTTCGCAGCTAGTGTCATCTGTCAGGAATTCGTAAACGGCTCCGAAGTAGCTCGGCTTACCCGGTCCCTGGTAATGGTATCCTGCAATGATCACCTTATCGCCGTAGTTCAGGAGCTTGCTCCATCTGCATTCCAGGTCTTCCTGGCAGGTCGGGTTCGGCAGTCTCAGCTCGTTTGCTCTTTCGCTCATCTTCATTTTAGTGTCCTCCTTGTCTTTTGGTATGTGTATATTCGCTCTTCTCGGAGGATATATCAAGTTATATTTTCACTAATCTGAGACTTTATATAGATACAATCTGTACGAGAACGAGAGCCTTTCGGCCCCGGTTCCGGCTTTCTTTTTGCTAGATGATTTCTTCTTCCTTAAGCTCGTCGTATACCTCTTCGAGGATCTGTTCAAGTTCCTCCCAGCAGTCGCAAACCCAGCGCGGTCCGCCGTATGGATTTTCCCTTGATCCGTCGCCGGCTGCGGTAAGCTCCAGGGCTTCGTCGGTGACTACCAGGCGGCCTTTGTATCCGTAAAGGAATGCGGACCCGTCGAAGTAATCCCAGCAGGCCCAGGCTTTGTCTGAAAAGCCCTCTGGAAGCGTGAGCCCCAGCGCCATCCTTGCTCCTTTCGGATCGTTTCTGTCGACCGGCTGCTCTCCGAAGTATGTTGCTCTGTTGTCTGCTCTTAAGAATTCCATGTTGTCCCTCCTTTGAAAATGTGGTGCTTTGCTTTTGTCATGTGTATATATCACTCTAAACGGGATATATAGCAAGTCATTTCTGCACATATTCAAAGTCTTTATTTCGATACTTTCGCAGGCCGTTTTTCCATCGTAATGGAATCCCAGCTGTATTCGTATGAGCCGACCTGAAACAGTATATACTGACCGTTTCCGCTGGCCTCAAGCAGCGTGATCTCTCTGTAGGCAGGTGCATATCCATTGAACCCGATAAGTGCCTGCCTTGCGACGGCTTTCAGTTCTCTCTTTGTCATGGCGTCCTCCTTAGCAAACCGTGAAGTGGATCCCCAGGATCTCTTCTTCTTTGTTCTCTCCGAAGCGCCTCTCCCATCTCTTGATGGTGCAAAGACCGTCCATGTGGCAGCCGGCTTTCGTGAGCTCGTGAAGGTTCTCCATCACCGCAGTGCTCTGATTGGTGTAAACGAAGGTGCTGATTCCTGCCTTGCGGAGGCAGTCAACAAAGTCGCTGACTTCTCTTTCCCAAAGGAAATCGTCCATCTGCAGTTCTTCGTTTTCATGTTCGATGCTCTGCATCCAGGCTCTGTAGGCTTTGCAGGCGCCGGCCGGTACTGGGTAGGTCAGCTTCTCATTTTCTTCGTACCAGGCTTTCAGTTCACCTGAGTCCCAGCCGCAGGTGTCGATGATCTCCTTTTTCCGATCTTCGAGTGCTCTTTTCTTTTCTTCGTAGGCATCTCCCTCGGCTCTAAGTTTTTCGAAGTAGGTGTTTGTCTTGCTCAGCATGTTTTTTCCTCCTTGCTCTGTGCTCTTCCTTTTGGTATGTACATATATCACTCTAAAGGCACATAATAGCAAGTTATATTTTCGGGAAAATCCGCTATTTTTCAGTGGTTTTAGCAATCTCCGGTGAAGATGAACTTGACGTACTTTGCCGGTTCATCTTCTAGGAATATGACAAGTTCGTAAAATCCCATTTTATTAGCAAGGTACTGGACCATGCGAATATCAAACATGTTCGTTTTGCCGGTGTCCCGGATCGCCAGGATCTGCTCTCTGATCGTTTCAGTCATGGCCGGCCACCTTCCTGCAGCGATCCTCGCCGTAAGCGATGCCAAGTGAGGACCCGCAGTCCCAGTTCACGTGAATCGTTCCAAGCGAATCTACCGCGATGACGGTCCCAAGCTCTCCTGGAGCAAGGTGCCGGTAAGGGTCCTGCATCTCGATCAGCTCGACTCTGGTCCCTGGAGGGTACTGCCTTTGCAGCCTTTCGACTACAGCACGTGGAATTTCGAACATTCCTGCTCCCTCCTCTCTTTTCTAATTTCAGCCCATTTCTTTGTCTGGATTTCTTTCTGTTTCTTTGTTCTGAAGGCGCAGTTTCCGGAGAGATTCCGAAGCAAGATCGCCCGCGCCGGCTTATACACCTCACCGGTCATCCCAATCGTATTTAACCAGTTCCTGAAGGCATACTTTTCGTTATCCGGAAGTCCGATGCGATCTGGCCGGATTCGTTTCTTTAAGACAGCTTCATTGCTGATATGTTCGATCAGCATGGTGTAGGCGTCGATCAATTCTGTTTTCTGGGTAAATGGGAAGGCTGTAAAATAGATCTTATCCTCCATAAATTTGAGTCCGGCATTGATTTCGTTTCCGCCGCAGCGTGATAGGATCTCCAAAAATTCTTCTCGCGTCTTTGGCCGGATAGCATCAAGCTCAGAAATGAATGTCTGCGAGATCCTAAAGCCTCCCTTATTTCCGCATGCCTTTGAAAGCAGCTCATCTTTAGAATTTATCCGAAAGACGATATTCATAAGGCTGTTGCCGTCATGCACCTCCATCGGAATTGCGATGGCTGTTGTTCCATTTTCGTGTCCGGTCTCCTCAATGATTCCTTTGGCAGAAAGTTCTGCGACAAGCTCGTGATCTGCTTCCGTATCCTCTGCTGTCATAAGGCCATCCTTTGATATGGTGTAGGGCCCTACCTTGTAGGAAAAGGTCGGTGCTCCCTGGTAAGCCGCCTTTGTATCAAGCCGTGCCTCCAGGGCCTTCACCAGATCTTTTCTATCTTTCAGTAAACATCTTGCATCCATACTTTTTCTCCTTTCGTTTTTTGGTATGTACATACATGCCTCTAAACCGCATGAATAGCAAGTTATTTCTGATCAGATTCCAATAATTTTTCAGCCTCAGAAAATGTGTATTCTTTGCCGCCTCGAATCAGGCTAACCCCGTCATCTCCGGCAAGTTCGATATACCGTTTCACAATGACATCGGTGTACTTTTCATCAAGCTCCGCCATGAAGCAGATTCGGTTTGTCTGCTCGCAGGCAATAAGCGTCGATCCGGAGCCGCCGAACGGGTCCAGGACGATGCAGTTACTCATGGAGCTGTTTTTGATCGGATATGCGATCAGGGCCACCGGTTTCATGGTCGGATGCAGGTCGTTCTTCTTCGGCTTATCATAGTTCCAGATCGTTGACTGCTTGCGATCGGAATACCACTGATGCTTTCCGCCCTTCTTCCAGCCAAACAGGATCGGCTCATGACGCCACTGATATGGACTTCTGCCCAGGACCAGGCTGTCCTTTACCCAGATGCAGCAGCCGGAAAGATAGAAACCGGCATCTTCAAAGGCCTTACGGAAAGCCAGTCCATGTGAATCCGAGTGAAACACATAGATCGAAGCGTCGTCTTCCATGCACTGCTCCATATTTACGTAGGCTGCAAACAGGAACTTCTCAAACTGCTCCTCGGCCATTTTGTCGTTTTTGATCTTTCCGGCCGATCCTTCATAGTCGACGTTGTATGGCGGATCCGTTACCACCAGGTTTGCCTTTTTACCATCCATCAGAATGTCGTAAGTCTCTGGAAGCGTGCTGTCAGCACAAATCACCCTGTGCCGGCCGAGCTTCCACACATCACCAAGATGTGTAATTGCAGGCTTCTCCAGCTCTGCTTCGATATCAAAGTCATCTTCTTCGATGTCTTTATCGTGGACCTGGTTCATCAGCTGCTCGATCTCCGGCGGCTCAAAACCGGTCACCGCGATATCAATGTCGTCCTGATCCTGCAACTCTGCGATCAGATCGGCCAGAAGATCCTTATTCCATTCACCGGTGATCTTGTTGAGCGCGATGTTCAGCGCCTTTTCCTTTGTCTTATCGATGTCGATAACCACACAGTCGATCTCATCGTAGCCGAGATCCTGTAATACCGTCACCCGCTGATGGCCGCCGATGATCGTCATGTCCTTGTTTACGATAACTGGATCTACGTAACCGAACTCTTCAATGCTGCGTTTGATCTTTTCGTATTCCTTATCGCCAGGTTTTAGCGCCTTCCTCGGGTTATATTCCGCCGGGATCAGCTCTTTTATCTGTATCTTTTTGAATTCCACTTACTGCTTCTCCTTTCGTCGCAATAAAAATAGCGGCCCACTACGTGAGTCGCTACAAGCGTTTCTAATATGTGATTTATTATGTGTTAATTTCTTTTACAGCCTTGATGATCTTCAGTTTCGAATCAATGACCGCAACGTATGCATCCCGCAGCGCCTGCAGCCTTGGCCAGGTGCTTTGATCTAACCAATCGGCATCAATCTCCGATAGCTCTGTGGAGTGATATTCCATAAAGTGTTTGGCGGTGCATTTACTGGCCATTAAATCCGCATATTCTTTCGCGGGCCCATCTGGGATATTCCTATAAAGCACATCCAGCTTATCCAGCACATAAGAATCCTCATCAAATGCGCAGCCTTCAATATTTTTAAGGCAGGTCATAAGAAGTTCCGGATCCATGAGCGGAAGATATATCACAAGCTGCATCAGGTTCATGATGCTTCTTCTGCGGTATATGATCTTATCTGGGATTTCTGGGTACAGCAGCAGCTGCCTTATAAGCATGTCTTCTATCGTATCGTCATCAAGCTCCCCTTCATAGAATTCCTCAATGGCGGCCCTTTTATCGTCTTCCTGCACAAGATCCGACAGGCTGCAGCCCAGAGCCTTGCAAATATAGCTTAAGCGGAGCATATCAAAGTGGCCGTTTCCGCCCTCGATACGCTTTAATGTCGATAAAGACACCTTGTCTTCACCCACCCGCTCAACCAATTCTTCCTGCGTTAGCTGCTTCTTTTTACGGTAATATACGATCCTTCTTCCGATCTCTTCTGTGATACTCATGCCGCACACTCCTTATTAGAAATAGAATAGCGCAGCGATTATTCCTTTTCCAGATCAGAATTGACACTTTTACCAAATCGATCAAGAACGTAGTGTTCATGACAGCAGTATTTTCTATTTTTGTTTCCATACGATTCGAAGATCTTACCGCAGTACGGACATTCCATCGTATAGATTGCCTTGTCGCTTTTCCTGATTTCTTCCCTATGTATCTTCCAGTAGTTGCGCCTGCAAGCCTCGCTGCAAAAGCGTCTCTTCCTACCGGTCTTCTTTTGCTTTAACAGGGCTCCGCAGAAAGCGCAGGCGCTGCCGTCCTCGATCCGGTCCTTGAGATTCATCTCGTACACCGGCTGATATCCGGCAAGGCCTCTGAGCTTACAGTAGTTTCTAACGCTATCGCGGGATACACCCACAGCTAAAGCAATTGCGCGATACCCTAACCCCTTTTGACGGAGCTTTCGTATCTGCAATCCTTGTTCTTCCGTCATTTTCACGGTCTCCTTTCCATACTTTTTCACGAAACAGCTACCCCTTTGGGGCGCCTTAAACATGCGCTCTTACGGAATTTGCGCCGCTTCCAGCCTGATACCCCTTTACAATTTCGCGATTTCCCGCGCGTGAGGGGGCGCCGTTCTGTGGAGGGTTAGCCCTAGAGATTCTGACCGCCCCTACCCCTGCAGCTATTCCCAAGGGTATCTGTATTCCATATAACGATCGTCGGTCATTGTCTTTTGATCGTGATGATGTTTGCACAGGGCCTGCCAGTTGCTCTCATCCCAGAAGAGCCCCGGGTCCCCACGGTGCGGCACGATGTGGTCCACAACCGTAGCCTGCACGTACTTACCTTCTTGCAGGCAGCGAACGCACAGTGGATGCTGAGACAAGAATCTCTTCCTGGCCTTCTGCCAGCGGGCATCGTAACCTTTAGCCGCAGCGTTTGGTCTGCTGTCCTTGTGTAACTGTTTATGCTCATAACAATACTTCTGACCGGCTGGCACCAAGGCTGGACAACCTGGATGCTGACACGGTACGTTAAGTCTCTTCGGCATCCTTACCACCTCCTCGTGCCTGGTAAAGATGTGCTGCGGTGAAAGGAGAAGCCCGCCGCCTGCTTTTAGGCATAAGAAAAGACCCTGCAGCAATCTGCAAGGCCTTCTGGACACATCTTTACATAATAATCATATCACCTATATTCATGCTTGTCAATCCATAGTTAGTCTATTTTTCAAATTTAATTGTTTTTCTATAGCTAACTAAGAAGATATGCCAGCTCCTGTTCCTCCCGAAGATGATACCGTTTGTTAATCTCCTTGATCGCCTGCTTGCGGTAGACTCCAAGAAGCGACCGGCTAACACCGTACTGGTCTGCGATGTCGTTCCAGGTCAGGTCCCCGTCCAGAAGCTCAAACAAAATGTCTGCCTTCTTCTCCCCCATCTCCCGGACGCAGTGCTCAAAGAAACCGATCTCCTTATCCAGGAACTCATATCGGTTCAGAAGGTAACCGTACCAGTCATCGTTTTCCTTTTCCACGATCTCGCGCAGCTTCAGTGCAATCGACTCCGTCTTCCTGGAGATGTCGGAGGTCTGTACCTTTTCCCCATCCGGATGAGAGAACGTCAGACACTCGATGATGTCCTCTTCTGAGATTCCGGAGAAGTGAGAAAGCTGGTAGGCGATCATGGACATCTCTTGCCGCATCTTTTTATATTGATCGAACATGTCTTCTGCTCTCATGCCTTACCTCCAATCCTTGCTTTGACTGCATTAATCAGTGCTTCCTGTGATGTATCTTTCTTTTCAAGGGCCGCCAGGATATCCTCGTCGATGGTGCCGCGGGTTACAATGTGCTGCACGACAACGGTGTCCTCCTGGCCCTGCCGGTAGATCCTTCCGATGGTCTGCTGATAAAGCTCCAGGCTCCAGACCAGGGAATACCAGATCAAGTGATGCCCGCCCTGCTGCAGGTTAAGCCCTAAGCCGTTGCTCGGATGGATGATTCCAACCGGGATCTTACCCTCGTTCCAGTCTTTGATATCTTTGGAGGTGTCGATCAGCCGGGCATGATAACGATTCATCACCGCTTCCTTATCATGCTTATACCAGACGGCGATCAGCACCGGCTTTCCATCGGCCGCTTCGATCAGATCATCGAGGGCTTCCAGTTTCCTTTGGTGGATCCGCTTGACCTTTCCGTTCTCGTCGTAGACCGCGCCGTTTGCCATTTGATGGAGTTTGTTCGAAAGGCCCACGGCAGAGGCTGCATCTATGTCGCCATCCTCAAAAGGTAAGATAAGGTCCTTTTTAAGGTGGTCATACATGTTTTTCTCTTTTTCTGACATATCCACCTCTACTTTCCCTGATATATACTCTGGCATCCTCAGATGATCCTTAGCTTTCATGGAGATACATATGTCGGAGATCTTGTCATAGATTTCTTCCTCTGCGCCTGCTCTCGGCTTATATGAAAAGATTACTTCCCGGTTCCGCTTGTCCGGCACGAAGTATTCCGACAGGTATCTGGTCTTAAAGCGGCCAAGCCTCTCGCCTTGATCGAGCAGGTACATTTCAGCCCACAAATCTTCCAGATTACCCGGCGTTCCCGTAAGGCCGACGCATCTTTTAACGCCCGCACGGACCTTACGAAGAGACCGGAACCTCTTAGCCTTGCTGCTTTTGAAGCTGCTTAGCTCATCGATTACGATCATGTCGAAGTCGAACAGGCCGTTTTCGCAAAGCCAGGTCACGTTCTCCCGGTTGATGAAGTACAGCATCGCCTTCTTCTGAAGCGCTGCCCGGCGCTCCTTTTCAGATCCTATGACCACAGAGTACGTCAGGCCCTTCAGATGCGACCATTTTTCGCACTCCGCGCTCCATGTATCCCGGGCCACGCGAAGCGGTGCGATCACGAGCACCCGCCCAACCTCGAAGCGGTCTAACAGTAGCTCCCACAAAGCCGTCAAAACGATGACGGTCTTGCCAAGTCCAAGGTCCAATATCAGGCCGCAGGCGGGATGCTCCAGTACAAACTGCGTCGCATATTTTTGATAATCATGAGCCTTGTATTGCATCCAGCACCTCCTTCACCTGCTCTGGCCGGTCGATCTTAAAAACCGAAAAGCCGAGCGCCTCTAACTGATGTTTTCTCTTTTTCTGCAGCGGTCGCATGGGCTTTCCGGGTGCCTTCAGCTCTACGAATCCGATCTTTGATCCTGGGAGCAGTACGATCCGGTCCGGTACCCCATCCCATCCGGGAGACACCCACTTGGCGCAGATGCCTCCCATCTTCTTTGCTGCAGCGACGAGTCTTCTTTCGATGCTTACTTCTCTCACCACATCTTCCTCCTAAAGGCCGGCGATTTCTTGCTGATGCAGTAGCTCCAGTTCAGCTCATTCGGATTTGCTGGCTCAAAACCTTCAAGCAGCATCGCGTCCTTAAATTCGTTGTTTGTGAGGTAAATACCTGTATCTCGCTCCAGGATATGTTTCAGTCCATAACTTGTCCTATCGTAGAGTACTGTCTTCCTCGGATAGAGGTTTTTAGAGATCCAATCCCTCACAATTACCTGTTCATGCTCCTCATGGTCTGTAATAAGACCTGCATCTTCCCATCCATTCTCTATGGAATATGGTCTTCCGTTTCTTATCATTACTGTCACCTCATATCTTTCCCGGAACAACGTGAACCAAAAATCCCTATACGCGCGTTACGCACATGCACGTGCACGCTTTTTCTTAAATATCTATATTTTTTGTACTATATAGAAAGTCTTGTTTCAGTTGTTCCGTATTGTTATCTGAATGCCTGATTTTAAGACCTGCCATCCCGAACAAGCCGGTGAACGAGAACAACTTATTGTGCTTGTTCACTCTGCTCGTTCACATCTTTTCTGGTGTAAATCCGCTGCCTGCCGTAGATTGGAAGGATCTTAGAGGATCCTGTTTTCTCCCAGCCATCAATCTTTGCCATAATCGCGGAGATCGCATAAGAGTCTGCCTTCTTCATGTCTTCCTTAGCTTTGCCAAAACACTCTGTCCAGATCTCCATGTTGGAAACTTCTACTCTTTTTACCTCTCCGATCACTCTGGCAGGATTGTCAGTATCATGGATATACTCACGGCGAGCATATATGTTCATATCGGCCCATCCGTGAGGTAATAACATGTCCAGATACTCTTGCACAAGACCTTCGCGATCATCTGATTCCATCGCAAGGCGCTGCTCATACTTGGCATACTCTTCAAGCTCCGGCGGCAGGTACAACTTCTCTCCCGCCTTTGCAATAAGAGCTGCTTCTGCCCAGATCTGATCGACGGTATCCTGGTCCAGGTCCCAGGCATTGTATTTGCCCTTACCGGTGACCTTGACGTTCCAGTACCTGCGGTTTCCGGTAACGTCCCGGAGATACCCGTTTTCGTTGTTCGTGGTACCGATAAAGACGCACTGACGCGGATGAGGCGTAACCCGCCGGCCGAAGCTGGCCCGGTACTTATCGTCCTGGCGGGAGATGAAGGCTTTGACCTTGTCAAGATCCGCCTTTTTCATCCCTGCAAGCTCGCCAATTTCAATGATCCAGTAGCCCTGGAGCTTCTCGGCGGCCGTTTTGTCGTTCATATCCGAAAGATTCAGGCTGTCCGAATACCACTCCATCCCGAGTTTGGAGATAAAGGTGCTTTTGCCGATTCCCTGCTCCCCATTTAAGACGATCATATTGTCGAATTTTGCGCCTGGATTGTGTACGCGAACATAGGCAGCACACAGGAGCTTTCTCGTGACCGCCCTCACGTAAGGCGTGTCCTCTGCTCCCAGATAGTCGATCAGAGCTGTTTCTACTCTCGGAACCTCATCCCAGGCAGGAAGATCTCTAAAATACTCTCTAATCGGATGATAGGACCTGTCATCGACCACCTTTGCTACTGCGATACTGTAATTCCGCTGTGAAAAGGTGCCGTACCTCTCATCGACATAACAGATGAGCTGTGCATCATCAGCATCCCTCCAAAACTTCGATGGATGCTGCCAGGGAACCGGATCATGGATTTCCATGCCGTCCGCCAGCTGGTTAAAGACAATGTTCTTCATATTTTCGTCGTTTGCCATGATCAGCTGCAAGTTATGTAGCGTGTTTTCAATCTTTCCGGTTTTGCTGTTATATGAGAGCTTAGTCTCCCAAGGCTCCTCTTCTCCTTTGCTGAAGTCCTCCGCTGCCTCCTGCTGACGCTCCGAAAGGATCTGCATCTTCACGTTGTCGTCGCTGCTTGCAAACTCCGACATAGCTTCCCTGGATTTTTTCTCGTCTTCGTCAGGGAACTTATGGATGCGAATCAGGTCAAATGCGTTCACGAGCTGTCCGCAGGCTGGGTCCGTCGCATGGTGCGAAAAGGCGAATTTATCGTCATAAATGACCACGCCGGCAGTCGAATCCGCAGGCACGTAATCATACCGCCCCGGCATCACCGAAGGCTGATAGACGTCAGCCAGAAATGTCTCGATCGCATCCTGGATGCTGTAGGTCCTGCAGAATGCCCCGATGATCCCCTTTTTCGTCAGCGGATCAGCCTGCTTTTTGACAGCACGCTCTGTCACCGTCTCTTCTCTTGAGCTTGTGGGCCAGGACGATGTATCGTGCCAGTCTTTATATTTTTCGAGCACGTCATCGGGATTAAGAAGCGGGCCTTCCTGATCATCATAGAAGAACTCCCCATCATAGCTGGTGCTGGGCCAATACATGAGCTGCTGCACGCGGTAGCAGGTCTCATCGACCATGTCGATTCCGATCTCTTTGGCAATCATACGGGCTACCGCTGGATATTCATCTGCGCTCACTTCCCGAGCCAGAGGGATCAGCAGTCTCAGGCGCGGCTTCTCCGGCGTATGCTTATGGGTCGAATAAGCCAGGCAGCAAAAATCGAAGAGCATGGTGATCACATCCCATGTCCCGGGGACCGCCTGGTCCAGGTCAAGGGTCAGGATGGACCGTCCTTCGACATATTCGCCCTTCCTTCTGCCCTCTTTCAGGTACCCGCCGACAAAGCCGCCGACGTCTTTGATGTTGTCCTTCTGGGCTCTGGTCATCTTGGAATACTCAGCTACGGTCTCCTTGGTCCTGAGCGTATCGCTACAGCGCTTTTTGATCCTTTCCCAGTCCCAGTCCTCATTCTTCCATTTCACCTGCGTGCGGCTTCTTCCTACTGCGATTCGCATCTTTTCGCCTCCTTCCTTGCGATCCTTCTTTTCAGGCGTTCGATACCGACGGTAGCTCCGCCGATATCTCCTGCCCTGATCTGTCCAATGATGGTCTTGTAGGTCTGATGCGGGATCTGACGCTTGATGGTGTTAAGCTCCCTGATCACTTCTCTTTCCATGACATACCGCCTTTCTGATTTCAGTGATAATCCTGATGATGGTTTCCAGATCGATCCGAAAGTCCAGTCCGATCTTCCCGTTATACTTTGTTACAACGCCCCCGTTCTCCACGTAGAGCGATATCTGTCTGTTATCCGAATCCATGGTTACACCTCCAGTTTTGCGATTCTTTTAAGATCTCTCATGTTACGTTTCGCCTGTTCGTACTTGTGAAGGCAATTGCGGCGCTGCTCATGCGCAGCCTTGTAATCCTCCGAACTCCCTGCTGCGTCCATCTTGTCAGTGTACTGATCCATGAGACTTCTATAGTCCAGGGCCAGCTTTTCAATATGGTAGTAGAGCATAAGTGCGTCGTATGGCTCGTGCTCCTTTACCAGCTGAAACACCTTCTTGGCTCTTTCGACGGTCGCCGGGAAGAACTTATCGATGAAGATGTTCATCTCCCCGGACGGATAATCAATATGTAAAAGCGTTCCGTGTATCATTGCTTCCTCCTAATCTTTCTGGTAGAACTTACACTTAAATCCCGCAGCGGTCAGTTTCAGGCCCGGCGCCCAGGAAGGCGTCTGCCCCATGATCTGACATACGGCCTCAAGATCAGTTCCTTCTTCAGCTTCGATTACAACTTCGTCGTGGATGTGCATCACGACCTTATATCCGGCCCGGTCAAGCCTTAGCATCGCTTCTGCCAGGAGATCCCGGCAGGCTGCCTGGGTGATATTTTCGATGAATTTGGGCCCGTATGATTCGATCCGCTCCCACTTTTTCGTGCTGCCGACACCTTCGTAGGTTATCGACTCCCGGTTATATTCATTGACCACGATCCGAGGCTTTGCGTAGTAGAGCGATCTGCCCGACGGCAACGTAATGATGAGAAAACCCGATTCGTAGCGAATGCGAAGGTTTCTCACCTGCTGCGGCATCTTATCTTTAATCACGCGCACAACTGCATCGCCCACGTCCCACCAGAGCTGTACGATCTTCGGATTTGCTGCTCTCCAAGTATCGACCATCGGTTTTAAGTCCTCTTCCGGGATACCAAGATCAAGTGCTCCCATTGCCTTAAGGGCGCCGACGGAACCGCCATATCCTTGGGCAAGCTCACTCACCTTGCCGCGCTGCCTGAGTTCTTCGTTCGGTCCGTGTTTTCCGACCGGCTTATGAAACATCCTGCTTGCGGTTTCCGCGTAGATATCGCCGTCATTTGCAAAGACCTCCATGCGCCATTCTTCCCCGGCCATCCAGGACAGATACCGGGCTTCCACAGCGCTGTAGTCAGCTACCAGAAACTCACACCCTTCCGCCGGCACAAATGCTGTTCGTATGAGCTGCGAAAGAACGTCCGGAACCGAGTCATATAACAACTCCGCTGCCTCAAAATACTCTGACCGGATCAGGCTTCTTGCCACCTCCAGGTCGCTAATTTCGTTTCTCGGCAGGTTCTGCACCTGTACGAGCCTTCCGGCCCAGCGCCCGGTCCTTCCGGCACCGAGAAACTGCAGGAGCCCATGTGCACGGCCGTCGCTGCAGCAGCAGTTTTCCATCGCCGTATATTTTTTGACGCTTGACTTGGACATGAGCTGCCTCAGCTCCAGAACCTCCAGGACTTCGCCTTTGGCTTTTCGCACCGCTTCCCTCACGTCTTTCTTTGTCAGTGTCTCCATCGGAAGCCCGTGGTCTGCGAGCCATTCCTTGATCTGGATCGGGCTATTCGGATTTTCAAGGCCAGTGATCTCCCGGGCTCTTTTCAGGTACTTTGCCCTAAGCTCTTCGTCGCAGCGGATCGCAGCTTCGGCAAAGGTCATGTCGATCCCAACGCCTGCATCGTTGATATACTGATCCAGCACGTACTGCTCCCATACCTGATCCGGCACAGGAAACCGGCTGATCTTATCTGCGATGGCCATCTCGGTTTCGACATCGCGTACGTTGTATTCCTTAAAAAGTTTCCACTGATCGGGAGCATGCTCCGGAAGATTGCGCCTGCGTCTGCCATTGGTTTTGGTTTCCTTGCAAGGGACGCAGAAATATTTGATCAGATCGCGGCCCTCCTTCATTTTCTGCTTTTCAAGACCCAAGACTGAGCCGACGGCCTCCAGGGACCCCGGAAGCCCCAGGTGAAGTGATGCTACCATCGTGCAGCGCCAGCTGTCAGGCCGAAGATACTGCCCAAGGTACCGCGAGAGGCATATTCTTTCGAACTGAGCGTTGAATGCTGTCTTAGTGACAGATTCATCCAAAAGCCCTGCTTCGATGTCTTCCGGGAGCTTTTCGCCCTTCTTAAGGTCAAAGCAGCGGACCCGCCCGCCGTCCACGGAGACACCAAAAAGCAGCACCTCGAAATCCGGATCTTCCGCATACCGGTAGACACCGCATTCGGCAAGGTTGCTGCTAGAGTATGTTTCGATATCGATATTCATTCGTTTCATCATGATCACCTTTCTTAAATGTAAGTGGTTGATTGATTGTGGGAGCCAGGCACCGTGCCCAGCCCCCATTCCTACTACGATAACTTATGCGAGGAAGTCGTCATCCTCCGCTGCGCCGAAGTCGGACTCAGCGGTATAGTGCGTTCCTCCAAGCGGCTCCCCGTCCTCCACAAACTGGATATTGCCAAGGGATGCTCCGACACCGCGATTCCCATTTACGTTGAACGTATAAAAGTTGATCGTGACGCGGCAGTAGCACCCACTATAGATGATGGACGGATCTGCCTTGTGACGGTCTGCATCGATCACCTGCGGCTGCGTTCTGTTGTTGGTGTTGATGAACATGCAGTCCTGGTATGCTTCATCATTGCGTTCGATCCCATCTCTCAGAGGCAGTTTCAGTGCTGCTTTATTCGGGATTTTGCCTCCGAATTTGTCGCGTCCCTGCTCGATCGCATTGCTGATTCCCTTCTCGATAACGTTCAGGGTCTCCTTGTCGTCCTTTGCGATCAGGACCGCCAGGCTGTATTTCTCATCGCCGCCGGCAACCGCTGCGACCGGCTTATCCACATGAGCGTAGGATGCACGCACGATCCCGGTGCGGACTCTGGTTTCAGAAAGCATTGCTGCGGGAAGTGTTTTGTTGGTATCTTTTGTGTCGAACATAATTTTTCTCCTTATCTTGTAAATTCGTCTTCTACGGTTGTTACGTTTACTTCCGGCCGTTTGTCTGTGACCGGCGCCAGTGTAAGTTTGCCTTTCGGCTTTACTACATATGGGCCCAGAATCTCCTGGAAGGCATCCTTGCCCATGAGCTTCTCAAACGCCGTCAGGGTGATTAGGGACTTACTGTAGATGTCGGTGTACCCGGCGTTCCTTGCTGCCTGCTCAACTGCATCGGTGTCCGTGAACTTCCGGACGCTTCGTCCCTCCACCAGTTTCCAGTTGTTGAAATGAGTCCCGTCTTCGATGGCTGCTGCCGTGGCGTAGGCGAATACATCGTTTACCCAGTTGGTCAGATCCACTGCCTTCGTCATGACCTCCGCGATCTCCTCGTCCGTTAGCAGGACCGGCGGCCGAAACTCATATTTAGCAAGATCCAGAAATGATTCTGCTCTGGCCCGGCACTGGTTTCGCGCCTTACAGAAGCGGCACCAGGAACCCGCATGAAACTCTCCGGCCCCGACCAGCGCCATGGCCCCTCTCGGCTTCAAGATCTCTTCTCCCCATTTGCGGAGCTCTTCCGGTGAGATTTCCCAGCTACTCTGATTGAACAGTCTTGGCTGGAATATGGTTAGCCTCACGGTTTCGATGTCGTACAGCATATCTGCCATAGTCAGAACACCTAGGCCGTAGGCTTTCAGCTGGTCGTTGTCTACCGCGCTCACCTCTACTCCGCGACCCAATTTCAGATCAATTACGTGGACGGTATCGTCGGTGATGATCACCATGTCGGCTGTCCCGAAACATCCGTCGACGTATCCGCCAAGATCCACCTTCTGCTCTACGGAGAAGATGGGATTTGCGCATTCCCGTCTTGCCTTTTCGATCAGGCCGGTTACAAAGGTGACATATTCGTCGACTGCTTCCAGAAGCTCGTCCGTGTAATAATCCGATGTGGGTCGTTTGGTCTGCAGCTTCAGGTACTTTTTGAGGAGGTGCTCCGCCAGTGCATGACCGGCGGAACCTTCTGCAGCGTAGCTGCTCTTCTCATCCTCAAACTGTTCAGACTGAACCAGGGACGGCGTACAGTTGAGAATCCGATGAAGTGCTGACGGTGAGCACCTTGCATGTGCATTCGGCATTCTGTCCACCTCCTACTTCAGCGCCTTCGCGGCTTCCAGAAGCTCCGGAAGTCTCGCCGGGTCAACCGCTGACAGCTTCTTTGCATCAAAGGATTCCAGAAGCTCGCGGACCTTGGCGGTCAGGCCGTCCTGGGATTTCTCTGCCAAGACGGCTCTCACATCATCAACGCTTACCGAAGGCTGCTCTGATTCTGTCCCAGAGGCTTCTGCGCTCTGGCTGACTTCCTGCGGGCTCTGCTTCGGGTTCTTTGACTTCATCGACCTTGTCTTCTGGTTCTCTACTTTCGATTCTGCATCTTCCGCAGTTTCCGCTGCTTTCAAAATAGAAGCGATCTCCGAAATGTTCTGCGACAAGTCTTCGATAAGCGGGACCAATTTCTGTGTGTATGAGATAGTTGGCATTGTTTAATTCCTCCATGTCTGTGTTGTAAAAATTCATTTTGATGCCAATCTTCTTGGCGAACTCGATCTCTTCGATCATGCCTTCTGTCAGCTCATTGCAGTAGATGCGGATCTCGCTACATGACTTCATGAGCTCCTTCCCCCATCTCATTCCCTTCCAACGGTCAAATTTCTCGTCGAGGAACTGAGTAAAGTACAGATGCGGTGCAATCGGGATTCCGTCATATTCTGCCCAGCGACAATATTTTTTTACGTGTTCCAAATTTCGCTTTGGGTCCCCGCGGTACGGGGAACAAATATAAATCATGTTCATAAGAATTTTCTTTCCTTTCTTCCACCACTGTGCTATGATGGATTCAACCAGTGGAACGAGTCCTTGATTATCTCTTCTGCCAGGTCGAGTATCAGGTCCCGTTCTTTTTTTCGCCCTCTCTGTTACACGTTGGTTTAGTTGGTGACGCTCTTCTTAAAGCGTTGGTTAAGTCGTGATCAAAAAAAATAGCATCGAACTCAGACAGCGAGAGGTTCAGCGTCTTGGCAAGGGTCAGCATCTCGTGCGCCTTGAACTTATTCTCGGAGCTGCACTCCTTATGACACATCGCCTTCTCCGTAATCCCGAGGGCCTTCGCCAGATCCTTCTGACGGAGATTGTGCTGAACGCGTTTCGCTTTCAGTAACCGGACATTCATAATCTCACCTCCTTCCGGTCGGTTTTGTCTAATTCTACATTACCTTCTGACATCCGTCAACCAGTTCTTAACCATTTTTCTTTCTTTTTTTACCCATAAAATTTCGAGAAATCCTTATTTTGCAATAGTTATGCAGATTATAATTGAAACCAAATAATTTCCCTCATTGACATATTGGGTAAGTTTTGTATACTTTTGGTAAAGTTAAGGGACGAGATTCGACTTTAGCTTTCAAGGAGGTAAGAAATGAAGGTTGAAACTGTATTAGGAACAAGGATTTCTGAATTGTTAGAGCAGAGAGGCATCTCACAAAGAGAATTGGCCGATAGAGTTGGTGTGACCGAGGTCTCCATGTCCCGTTACATTAACGGCGGACGCACGCCAAAGGCACCGATTCTTGCAAACATTGCGAAGGAGCTCCACACTACTTCCGCATATTTGCTTGGTCATGATACCGGCGACACAGATCCGGAGCTTGAGTACTACCAAACCCAGAGAGCCATAGCACGAAACGCCAACAAATGGACTAAAAAACAAAAGGCCGATCTTGTGAACGCTCTGTTCGAATCCGAATAGTTAGTGAAAGGACGGAACATTGCACGGACATTTAACTCATGAACGTTACGAGGAAATTAAACGGGAAATCACTTTCATGTATGAAGAAGCCGAGGTGCACTGCTACCCCATCGATTGTTTCTTGATTGCAAATAGACTGCATTACATTGTCAGGCCGTATTCATCACTTTCTGAAGAAGGCCGGCAACAGGCAATTGAAACTGACCCGGACGGTTTTTCCAAGGTTGAGGTTAACCCCTTCACCGGGATGTATGAGTACGTCATCTACTATAATGATGAATGTAAGATACCTGGACGTATCAGATGGACCATATTCCACGAGATCGGCCACATCTACCTTGGGCACCACGATCATCCCGACGACAGCTTTAGCGCGATCGAGGAAGAAGAGGCAAATTTCTTCGCCAAGTATGCGATCGCCCCGCATCCTCTTATACGTAAGCTCAACTGCCAGAGCCCGTGGGATATCCAGACCACGTTTGAGACTTCTGGTCAGGCGGCCGGCTATATCTACGAGATGTTCATGAACCGCGTCGCAGTGGGCCCCCGCTACTACCTGGATTACGAACTGAACATCGTAAAACTGTTCAATGTAGCTTAGTGGTTAAACCACAAGAAATTTTCCGAAACCACAAGAAAAATATCGAACTAATGTTTGACCCACTACATGTAGTATTGTATAATTAAGAGGACGTAAGGTATAAGAAACCACGGAAAGGAGGATCGCAATGAGCGACGATATCAAGAGACTCACAATTGAAGAAGAATGCGAATTGCTGGATTCCTCCCCTGCCGAGGCGTTCAGAGGTTTGTCTGAGGCCTTTGCCTCTATCAAATCTAACCAGGATGCCATTCGAGATGCCGGTCTGTCTGCGAATAAGGCTATTCAGCATCTCTACAAATCTTTGAAGCCGGTCTCGCCGGCCTTTAATAAGACTGCCTTGGCGTCCATGACAGCAGGTCTTTCTAAGGTTGCTTTGGCTTCAAAAGCAGTATCGACCCAGTTTAATTATACTGGTACTTCGTCTGCGATTTCAAAAATCGGCCAGTCAATGGCAAGGAGCAGTGCAATTGCAGAGACGATGCGTAACCATTCTTCAACCACTCTCAAAATGATCGAGGCCTCACGTAAATCCGTCGAGGTATCTTCTCGTGCGCTTTCAGCGAGTTTTGAGCGACGTGGGCTTACGGTACCTACAGAACAGCTTCACACAGCCGTAGTTGCAAACAAGGTTCTTCCACAGAGCATTCCCGCTCTGCCTGCTACTGCGATACCAGCATTACAGACCAGTTTGGCCTCTGTGATCCCAAAGGCCCCAGCTTTAATGGACGGTATAAAAAGAGGGCTAACAGTTTTTGCTGAATTATCACTGAAGGTTGCAGATTGGCTCAAGACGTCCCCCATCATCGAGGCGGCTACGAAGGCAATCGGACAATTCAGAAATTACCTGCAAAAGAGCGTTGGGCCACTTCTTGAGAAACTGCGGAGTATAAAACCTTGGGCCATCATCAAGAAGTATGGACGCAAAGGATTACTGTACTTACGAAAGCTCTGGCTCAGCCGAAAGCGAAAACCACTACCGCTGGATGAAGAGTCATTCAGAAAAGCTATAGCGTTGCAACCGATCGGGCCGGCGACGTCTTTTGAATTCTTCGAATACGCCGATCGGATCCGCCATATACATTTACGTTGCCACCAAAGAATCAGTGAGGACACCGACGATCATAACGGCGAACTACTTCTCGTAAGTTAATTCTGACGTTATCCAGATCGGAGGTAAAAATGAATACTGATCTTAGAGACTTCGTCCTCGATGAATTTGATGATTCAATGGTAGGCTACCTGTGTAGCAAGGAATATAGAGAGACAGACCGTGAGTTAAACCAGCAGATTGCTGACTTTCGCTCCACCCTATCCCCGGATCAGGCTCTACAGTTTAATCGCATCCTCAATTGCCTGAGCGATCAACATTCCGAAGTTGCACTCGAAGCATACTACCGCGGCTTCATCAAGGGCGTCGGGCACGATGTAGAATAAGCAATATCAACAACCCGGTTGCGGTTCACAGCTGTGGCCGGGTACAAATATTGTTCGCAGCACACGGAAATAACAATATAGAACAGCGCAAAACAACATAATGAGTTTTATGTTTATGGATTACTTGGCTTGGCTAGGTATGGCATGGTTTGGAACATAAAACGCTACCCTCTTAAGATTTAACCTTGTTATTTTGAAGGAGGTCCATTATGTATTCAATTTCCACATTAAGAAGACGTGCTTATGAAATCGGCTATCAGGTGAAGAAGGGATTCCAGCATTACGGTATGTACGTATACCATGACCAGTACGGGGATCGCTATCCCGGTTATATGGTCATTGATTTACAGACCGGCTTCCCTGTATGGGGCAGCTATGATTCCAACTTTGATTTTCTGTGGTCTATAGAGGACGTTGATGATTTCTTGAAGGAACAATATGAAGCGCAGGGTCTGGCGTGGTAAGACCATTATAAAATAGGCCACAACCGTGTGTTTTGCAATATAAAAGCCTCCGGTACTTTGGGTAGCGCCGGAGGTTCATTTTTTATTATTCTGATTCAAGTTCTTTCAGCGATCTTCCGTTCTTATCCTTCCATGCGGCCGGTCCACTGACGCTATATCCGAGAACAAAGCCGGCTGCAGCGGATGAACTGGAGAACAGAATATCTTCTGTCGTTTTTAAGTCCTGAACCCGGTCGGATTCCATATGTTTCTTCCGGAGCTTCACCATGCCTTTGCCAAGAGAGTTCACGGACGTTTTCGCATTGATCACGGCTCCGGCCAGCACCACAAACCCCTCAGAGGTTATCTGGCCCTCAGCGGAAGCCTTACCAGTATTGATATAAAGCATTCCATCGTCAGCAGTCCCCTCTTCTGGTTTCTTGAGCAGCGGCTCCAGTACCTTATACCCCAGCGCGTTGATCAGGACTTTGATATTGTCGATGAACTCGTCCATCGCTGCTGTCTGTGATTCCTTCAGGACTGTATTCTTATACGTGTTCTTGGTGAGCACTTCGTAACGTTTACTGGCCCTTGCCATGTCTACGAGCTTATTCTCCAGGTAGCGGATCAGGGCTTTGTTCAGATCCCGTCCTGTAAATACAACGGCTGTGTTCCAGTAATACTTCTCTTTGTCTGCGGCTGCGTCCTTGAGGTGCTGGACCAGGCGATCGCGGACATTCTCCGCTTCACCGATATAGACAGAGTCTGTATCGTTATCGTCATCGCGGCAGAACAAGAAGTATACGCCAGGCTCAGTAAGGTCTGCACGTTTGCAGTCAGCGACCTCTATACGAGGTATCTTGATCGCTTTGCCGTTCCAATTCGATAATTCAGCTGTTACTATGCTGTCCGCGGTCCCATTAACCAGGAACAGTTCTATTGATTTTCCGTACATGGTTTAATTCTCCTGTAGAATCTGTTTAAGCAACTCTGTGGCGCTTTCGTCTGATGGATTGTTAGTACCAAGTTCACCGCGAAAAGCACGAGATAAAATCGCTTTCTTCATTACTTCAATTCGATCAATCACTTCTTCTGCCGATTCTTTGACCTGCTTTTCTTGTGCCAACAATCTACTTAACCGATCGACTATAATGTTCTGCTCTGCTATCGACGGCACAGGAATAATGTATGCCCCTATCTTTTTAGCGTTAATGTTTGATTGATTAACGCCATCTGTTTTCACCCTATTGCAGTACTCTTTAGCACCCTGTGTATTCAAGGCATAATTCAAAAAGTCCCCGGTAATAATCTCGTGATCATAATCCAGTTTTATAAGATACCCTGCATATATTGCTGGGCGCTCCCCTCTATAAATTGAGGTCTTTCCTACTAGAGCAGCGCTATTCGTTCTATTGAATAAAACGTCGTTGGGTTCCAGATGGTATTTCTCTATATCATCAGCGTCATTTGAATAAACTAAATCTCCCCAGTCAATCTCTCCCTGCTGGAGATTCCCCATACGAATTACTACAACGCTTCCCGATTTTTCAGACTTCTTTGCGGTGCCGTATTTGAGAGAGTGACAGATGGAGCTTATAGAGTCACGACGCCAACTTTCAATCTTCACATTGTTCTCATTTCTCCACTTTTCAGTCAGCTCTCCTGTAAAAGCCTTATGAAGTATCGCGGCCTTCCGGTCTTCAAATCCATCAACGACGGCCTGAGCCTTTTCCTGAGCCTCTTCTAGCTTAGCAAACAAACTTTCAACACGATCAACGATGCGCTGTTGTTCTAGGAGTGGTGGAAATGCTATGGCCGTATTTTCAAAAACACCTTTTGTTACATGCTGCAATCCCGCACCGCCATGAGCCGCAGCGATAAGCATATCAAGCCTTTGGTTTATCGCCATTTCAAAATACTTTTTATTGATCAGCTGTTCATCAAAATCCACACGAAAGATATGTTGATTAAGGACTGCATCTCCACCATACCAAACATGAGCGCCAAAGGATGTCCCTGGAGTACCTGACCATGCAAATAATAATTCTCCTCCATATAATCTGTGATTATCGCTAACCTCACCATCGTATAGATTATATTCATTATCAGGATTATTAAGATTCTGAATTCTAATTATCGGCAACCCTGTATCAGACCAGTCTGTTGGCTTAAAGGCTCTGCCGTTTATTAGATTGCAGAGATCTTTAATATGGGTCCAACACCAGTTACTGGGAACTTGATATGGCTGATCGTCCACCTGTACTAATGCCTGCTGTAATTTCTCCTCTATCGTCAAATATTTTATCTTCTTTGCTGTACGAGCCATATTACACCTCTACGTTCTGGAGCAATTTCAGCTCGTTCACAACGCTTTGTAACAGATCAACTGCCTCTTCTAACTGCGCGATCGCTTCTTCTCCACTTTCAATCGGATCTGGCAAATCCTCATAATCCACAATGGAATCATCACGAATCAGGCCCAGATCAAGACTATTACCATTTTCAGCGATCTGTTCGCGAGTAAATACATTCCAACGCTCATCCTTAACCGCACGACGATCATCCGCTTCATATGCGGCCTCGAAATCAACAAAATGATCTTTCTTCATTGGATTTGTCTTTCCGAAGGATGGCATATTAGTGCGAAGGTCGTAGAACCAAACTTCCTTGGTATTATCCTTATCTGTTTTGCCACGTGTAAAGAATAACACATTTGTCTTTATACCCTGAGCATAGAATATACCAGTCGGCAGACGGAGCACCGTGTGAAGATTGCACTTATCCATCAGATCAACACGAATCTTCTCACCTTCTCCATCAGCAAATAGAACGTTATCCGGCAGTACAACCGCAGCCCTTGCTTTCCCATCAGCTTTCAGACTTCTATAGATGTGCTGCAAGAAGTTAAGCTGCTTATTGCTGGTCATATACGTGAAATCATCCCTGCTCGCACGTTCTCCGCCTTTTTTCGTTCCGAATGGCGGATTGGTAAGCACCAGGTCATATCCCTTCATGCTCTTACCAGTATTGGAAAGTGTATCTCCTAGTGTGATTTTTCCTTCAATATCATGAAGCATAGCATTCATAAGTGCCAGTCTATGGGTGTCGTGGACTAGCTCACATCCAGTGAAAGCCTCCTCTCTCTCGAATGTCGCTGTATCAGCATCAAGATCAAAGAAATCATCTGTATTATCACGAACGTACTGACTAGCGGCGATCATGAATCCAAACGTACCACAGGCCGGATCATTGCATTTTTCTCCTGGCTGAGGTTTCATCAGTCGCGTCATGACATCGATCAGCACACGCGGTGTAAAGTACTGCCCTGCTCCTGATTTCTTCTCATTCGCGTTCTTCTCCAGTAATCCTTCATACAGATTTCCAAGACCTTCTTCTTTTGCGGAATACCAATCAAGTCCATTGATACTGGTTATGATCTTTTCGAGGTTTTTCGGTTCATCAATGTTGCTGGCAGCTCCCTGGTAGATTTCACGAATGCGACCTTTGCCATTATCGCCAAGCTCATCCAATAACTCTTTATAGAACTTTTTCAGCTCGATTCCGCTTTTTGAAACAAGGTTATCCCACCGATACTTCTCAGGGATCTGACTCTCAGTGCCGGTTTCTTTAGCCATTTTCAAAAACAGAATGTATGTAAGCTCGGTCACATATTGATGATACGTGATCCCATCATCACGAAGTACGTTGCATAAGTTCCATAGCTTTTGCACTATCTCCTGTGTTGTCAT